GTTTTTCTGCAATATGATAATGCGTGAAAAACAATAAAGCACGTCGCAACAGCAACAACAGACCACAGGCACAGCCAAAAACGTTCTTCTCTATCCATGATTCCTCCTTTGCGCCGAACTCAAGTAAAGTTCCTGCGCGGTTTATTTTGGTTAACGTTCAGGGCTATACGATAGTGCGTAGCATTTTGTATAGCCTGTTGTTAAATGTGCTACGCTATTCATTTACGCTCCCCAGTTTTGGCCGAATCCTTTTTTCTGTGGAGCGCCCTTGCTTCTTTCTCAATTCGCTTTTCTGCATCTCGATTACATAACGAACATGAACCCCATTCAATATGACCAACATATTCCGTATCTCCAATTTTTACAACATGGCATCCTTCTTCTCTACCCATCATTAAATCACCCATTCCCATTGGGCCAAGCGAATGTCCACAAATAGGTTGCATTCGTAACGGCAAGAAAACTCGTTTTTGTTTCATTTTTTCTCCTCGGCGCGACCTCCCATAAACGAAAGAGGCCAAAATTGCATTTAACGTCAGGGCTACCTGGAGTTTGCCATTCGATTTAAAAATCCTTTACCTTTACAGTATGGACAATGTATATGACCCGCAACACCTCTACAGTGTTGGCAAATTTGGGCCGAGGCTTCCGAGCCAGGTAGCCCGCTGTTACCGGAAGCTTTTGGCGGTTCCTTAATGTGTTCACGGCGATTTAGTTTTTCATCAACAGAAACAGCCCGATTTATTCTCTCTGTTAAATCCGAAGTAAAGCAACACCGACAAGGTTTTTTTTCGTTATCATCGTGCACCCCATAAACATTGCACCAATCTGCTATTTGTTCAACTACATCTGATAATGTTTCTATCATAAGCCGTGAACCTCCTATTCATTTATGAGCCAAAAATTTACGGTAACGGACTTGCAAGGGTGAAGCGCGAAGCGTTTGGGTGTAGCCCTGCGGAACCACCCTTGCGTAGTTAAGCGCATGTGTTTGCGTTCCTTAATTTATTTGGGGGCGATTTCAGTTTCGTAATTTTCAAAACACAGCACTTAGGTATTGTCATACGTCCCACCACTTGGTCGTTGCTATAACTTTGAAAAACGGTGATATATTTTTTATTATTCCTTTCTATAAATCCAACTGTACGAATTTGAACAGGAAGCATTGGTTGCATATCATCTATAAAATCCCAAGAGCTACTACAACCCTTTGAATCTACCCAATCAATCACAATAAGCTGGTGCATTAAGCCCCCAAATCTAATTGATTAGCAAACATTGTGCTTAACGGACTTGCAAGGGTGAAGCGCGAAGCGTTTGGGTGTAGCCTTGCGGAACCACCCTTGCGTAGTTTGCCGATAGTCACGCCGATTCCGATGTTGTTGCCAGCGGCATTTGGATACCGTTTTTTGCGGCAAATTTTTCTGCATGAACGCGACAATAACAACGCTCTGCCCACGAAACACGGCCAGCGCGACCCGTAACATAGTCATAGGTGCATCTAAATTCTGGTCGCAAGTCACAACCACGAACAGAGCAAGCATACCACTTGATATGCTCAGAATCGTTTTCGCGCACAGCCTTATCGTACCTACTTTGGTAATATTGCAATTTGTTTTCGCTGGCCGTGTAGAGTGGGCCACCCAAGTCGATATTGTGATTCCATGCTTTACCCATGTTTTCCTCCAAATGCCGTTGGCATAATTATTAAAGGCGTGATTTTGGCAAACTACTACCATTATGAACAACATCTTAACATACAATTCTTCGTTTGCGCCTTCTCTCCCAAGGAGTTAGCCTCTTCGGACATCCCTTGATTGAGTCTACAAGAACAACTCTATCTGCCGGACGCTCTGCATATAATCTTCCATCTTCAACCCATTTCCGGGCCGTACTTACGGAAACCTTGCGGAGCCTTGCCCATTGTGAAAGACGTAAAAGCATCTATCCTTCCTTTGCCCGTGTGAGGGGGAGCCGACCAACCAACTCTGCGTTTTCCTTTTGTGCGACAGGGGAAGGCTCAAGCAACTTTTCTGCTTTATCCACAAGATCACCAATAGGGGTGCTGGTGTCGTATTCCTCATCGTTCCTGAACCTTTTTATAATTTCCCTCAAGACAGCCACCGCCTCTGCATTTTCCGACTGTGCGACAGGGGAAGGCGGTTTCGGAAGTTCCCTCCAGTGTGTAACGCCATTGTAAAAGCAATTGTTGCCTGCCCACAGTTTGTCGCTGTTAAAAAAGGCCCAAGCAACCGATCTGAGCCCATCGCTCGAAGTGAAGCATATCAGCTTTGTACCTATCCCATCAGGCAAACTGTCCTTCACTGATACCCACTCCACCGCCTCTGCATTTTCCGGCGTTGCTTTCTCCACGGAAGGGGAGTTTAGTTTTTGTAATTTGATCCCTTTACTGATTTTACTAACCCTCCAATGTTTACGAGTGCTAGATTCGGCCGCTTCTCTAAATAATCTTTTAGAACCTGTATATCAAAGTCTATGTCACGGGCACCATTATAAAATCTTTCCAGGTTATGATACAGATATAGGTTAAAAACCTCTTGGTAGTCGATATTAAGTGGTTGAAGTAGTGGTTTTTGCTCAGTAAACGGGAACTGTGAGTGTTCGTAAAACTCAAAATACCGCTTGGATATAACCCGTTTCACCTTGATTTTTTTTTGTTTCCCTGATTCCTGATCTGTAATCTCTTTGGTTCTTTCAGTGTGATAGTCCTTTCCCCATTGGCATTTACATACGTAGGATGATACATATGGCATAATATTTTTACCCATACCCTCCAAGCTGTACACGTTAATAAGACCCGTGTTGTTGCACAGCCTGCATACGTTAAAATCCTGCCACCAGCCCATTATAAGTATCCTTTCGCTCGGGCTTCTTCTTCTGTTACGGTTTCAATCTCTTCTTCCTGCCTACCGCGCCCCTTGAAAGTGGTGTCGTTGTTTGCCCACCGCTTCAATCTTCTTTTAAGGTCCCAAGTCTTTTCCATCTGAAAGCGAACTTTGGTACGCGAGGGGTTGGGTTCAGTCCAATATTCAAAAAAGGCAGTAAGCATCTTCTCTGAATATTCTTTCTTAAATTCTAAGACTTTTCTTTTGAATATTTCTATTGCATCTTCTATTTCATTTGCTATTTCATCTTCAGCAGGATGTAACACTTCTGTACGTGCTTTTGTTTTTGTTTTGTTTTTCCTTGCTAAAGTTCTGATATCACTTATGTTAGAAACCTCTAAAAGACGCTCAGAGTAGTAACGGCCCTTATGTTTGCAACACTTTCCAAGCTCAAAAAAGGACAAAACTTCGGGCTTAATTTGCTCCCATTCTTGAGGTGAAACACGAGCATATACAGCAAGTACCTTATCATCCATTGGGAGGGTTGCTCTTGGCTCCTCTAACCAAGCTCTGCACAAGAGATACATATATGCTTTGATTACTTTACCAGAGGCCAGCTCAACCTTTCCCGATCCTAGCCAGTCCCTAACATAGAAAGAAAATGCGGGTGCTTTCATGTTATCCATAATAAATAACCAGTGGCCTATCCATATACCGTGTGCAATATATGAACAGACCGGCAGACGGTGAGTCTGCTTTTACTGGTATTCCTATATTCTGTTTCGGGATGCACACGTTTTGTTCACGATTAAAAGATAGTTAATGTGTTTCTACTTGTCAAGACCTTTATCCATCCACCCCGATATAAACGACTGCACTGTACTTGGGTTCTTACTTACTATGGTATAGAGTTTATCTATCTGCTCAGATGTCAACTGCTTTTTTTCTTCCTCTCCCTCACATCCTTCTTCAAACACTTCGGGCACTTAGGATCTGGATAGCTGGACTTAAAGCGCCATCCGCAAGATTTACATACATATTTCCTACACTTAGGGCTGTATTTAGACATCCCAGCCTCTTTGTTTTATGAGGTCATTTCTTTGGTCTACCAGCTTCGCATAATATTGTTTCAATTCGGTCTTTGCGTTTTTAACCTCATGCCACCATTCCGCCATTCTTTCTTTTGTTTTTGCATCATTTTCAAGCCATTCTTTGTATTCAATATATAAAGCCTCTTCTTGTGGAGGGGCTTCCTTGGGTTGGGATGTTTCAACTTTTGTTGAGTCTGCGTTTATGCGCTCATTAGTAAGAAATAGTAGATCCTCTTTTTCTGGATCGACATCTGGGAGATCAAGTAACACCTTTTCTGGGGCTATGTTTGCAACCTTCTGTATGTCTGCAAGCCTAAAATCTCCAGTGATATGTAAGATATAATGATTGCTTTTGGCCTGATTTCCCTTACTATCTTTAAAAACGGTTTCATGTTTATGCCTTTCAAGCGTTAGGGGAATCATATGGCATCTGCCGCATACAGCCTTTACATACCCCATGCACGAATTAAGATTGACTATGGAATGATAGGACCCGGTGTTTATTTGCCATACGCCAACACCTGGGAGTTGTGGAATTAGAACATTCAAAGTTCCAACTTCGCTACATTCTTTGGCTTTATAGTAAGGGCATTCCTTGCCCGCGCATTTGACTTTTGGGTTGGGCTTATCCTCTATAACCTCTAATTCTTCGGTAAATTTTGGGTCACTGCAAATGGCCGTCTCGCCGTCTCCTTTGCATTTTAGAGAAGCACTTGAGCCATAGCGCTTGTAGAATTGCGGAAAGTCAATATCCGGGTTCCCTGTTGGAAGCATAAAATCAAAACGCTTTGGTTTTTCTCCATATAGCTTATGAAATTCTTGTATCATGCGCTGTCGCTCTTCTTCGTTTGGTGTTGCGGGGTCAAGGATGAAATAGTCAACTTCTTTTGGTCGTTCCTTGCCATTACCTGTTGGCACCTTGATTCCAAGCCTGATTTTGCCCAACCGGGGCAAGCGCTTGATTTCAGACAATCCTTTTATAGCCATTTCTTCTTTCTCCTTTTCCTGTTTAAGGTATTTACCATATGGGCAGAATTCTGCTACCTCGCAATATTTTTGGCAGCGCAATCCATCCCAGTTTTCTTTTCTATTACAGGTTTGGTGCCAATATCCTTGTTTTAAAGCCTTTAAAAGACGCTCGCGTTTGTATTTGAAATACCACAGCACTTCGTCATCTGGGAGGATTGGTACGTCAAAATAGTATACGTTTCTAAAAACCCCTCGGCTTCTGGCTATGTATAGGCCACCATCTCTAACAATGGCTTGGATTTTTAATCTTTTAATCTTGCGCTGATGCTTCTTTTCCCATTCGATGCGATATTTGTTTAACTGATAAATCCATTCCCACATATCCACGGATTCTTCATTGCGCACCAAAACTTGTCGCATTCGCGGCTCACCCTTGCGCTTGCCGCTTTTATATATTTCTCCTGTGGGTTCTTGTTTGGTCGTAAATCCGAGCGCTTTTGCAACCTTGTATGAGCCCGATGTTTTGTAATCGGCCATGGTTGGAATACTGTCTTCGATTTCCACCACATCTGTAATCCCGGTTTCATCCACATCTGGTCCCTCGAAACGTTCTTCTAATGTTGAATATTCGTCTTCTGCTGATTCGAGGGCACCATGTCCTTTTGACCCCAACACACGAAAAGCAACATCTTGGGGAGAAATAGCATAATCCTTGGTGAGGCGCAAAAAAGCCAGCATTGTTCCGTTTATAAGTTGTGTTGTTGAGGGCTTACCTGTCCAAGGTCTTTCGCTTGCAGCCATTTGCAGATATGAGCGCGTGGCACAACGTTCACTCATACGGCAACCACCCTCTTTTAAGCATTCTGAAATTAAGATTCTCTCAGTGTCCGGGCATATGAACCATTTGGTAGGCATTACAGTACTTTCTCCCCTTCTTTCCTAAGCTTAGATTCTACAACGAGCCGACCGGCTTCGGTGAGATAGCCCCAAAGATTCAAGCCCTTAAGCGGCCCTTCTTCCACGGTAATAGAATGGATAATTGTCTCGTCTAAGACTTGCTCTTTCTCTTCAATGAGACGGTCGTATTTATGGGTGCAATTGATGGTAGCAACCAAATTGTATTCTTCCACACAACCTCCTCTGTAAGGTTATGAATAGGCGGGAAATTTATCAGCTTTTTTCTTTAGTCTCCACTTCTTTTTCAGAAAATGTCTTTTGAAGCATGTAAATTTGTGATACCAACATATTCCATGGCTGATGGACTCGCCCAACTTTTCACCACACCAGGCGCAGGGGGGCTTATTCACTGCACCTCCCCGTTTCCGTTGAGGGTATCGCCGTTGCCTTTTGCTGCTTGCAGGAGTAGTTTCTTACAGTCCGGGCACACCACTGGCTTAATGGTCTTATTAGCCAAGGGTTCCTCTTCCCCTACAATCTTTTTGCATCCGGAACACTGGAGGATCATAGGTTATTTCTTTTCCTTATGGCTAAAACCAAAATTAAGGACCTGCATACAAGAGCATTCTAAACAGGCACAAACACAAATATCGCTTTGTGATTTATGATAATCGCCAGTTTCGACAGTGAACTTGCCACCTATTTCAACTAGTTTGGCTTGGTCGGTGTTGCCGCAACCAGGGCATTTGTAATCTTGGCTCATTTCTTATCCTTCCCTCTTTCCATTTCCTTATTGTTGTTTTTCTTCTTTTTCTTTCTTCTTTTTTTCAGTTATTTCAACACCAAGCATGAAGGCTTCTATAATTTTAATGCCTAATGCTTGGAATCGTTTTTCTTGCTCTTCTATTAAACTGATGCTATGGGGATGTCTTATTGTAGTGCTACGTCCTTTTCTGTGTTTATGAGAGATATTATTAACGATTTCTCTTGTTCGGACCATGGAGTGTAGCCATTCAATTTGGACGATAGAGTCGAGTAAGGCATATTTAATTTCTTCGAGAGTGCTAATCTTTTTATGCCGGATTTGCGTATAAATTCTTTTAGGGCTTCGTTTGTCATCCTGTCTCCTGTATCTATGCAACAAAAAATGGTGTTTTTTGCATAACCAGATGATAACGTGGGGTTTTGAATAATCTTCGTGGTGTCCATCTATTCTTTTTGTGGCCCCACAGATAACACATCGGCGTTCCCCAATGTAATGGGTAGACGCAAAACTGTAACCTTTTTGGCGGGCTCGGTCTTTGGTGACTTTATCCACAACAATTAATATAAACACAAACACAACAAAAGTCAAGCGTTTTTTTATGTAAAGCCAAATACTAATTTGATATGAATTAGCACAGATTAGTATTAAAAAACCCCAATGAACCATCCTGCAGAATGCTCATCGGGGCCAGAGGAGGCATCCAATGTAGAGGCATTGGGTGCCAAGAAGAATAGGTGTTTAAAGCGAGTCTACTGCTCCCCTCTAAGATAACACTATATTGGGTCATGGTCAAGATAAAATACTAAATGTATTGACAAATCCATTTTTTTTTAGTATGTTCGTATATACATCTTCTCGAAACCCATGAATAAAGACGAGCGTCGGGCCACAAAAGCAGAGTTTAATCGCTACAAGGCTGAAATAGAACGCCTTATAAAAAAGCTTGGCTTTGGTGATTGGGAATACCGGGTAATATTTGAAACGCCTTCAAATCCTAACCTCCGTGCATCTTTTGAATGCAATGACGCCCACACTTTTGCTTATTTCTATTACAACCCCCTCCAATACAAGCCCGCCGATGGCCCTGGAAGGGTTGAGAAGACGGCAAGACACGAAATAGCGCACATGATTACATCTCGATTGGATATGCTTGCCCATACACGTTTTTGCTCTCCAGATGAGATTGCCTTAGAAATGGAAAAAATTGCCACTATTTTGCAGAATGTGTTGTAATATACGCAATGCCTCACCGAAATTAGTGGGGCACTTTATATAACTCTGCCTATGTACGTTGTGATTGCCTTTGGAAAAAAACGTTATGTTAGAACTAAGAAAAGGCTAATTTCGTGACAGAAAAACAAATGGCTTTTATAAAGCATTATGTTCTTATTCGAAATGCCACACAAGCAGCTATAAAAGCAGGTTACAAAGAGAGAAGTGCTCCCGTCACGGCGCACAGATTATTGGATAAACCGGCTGTAAAGGCTGAGATAAGCAGGCGTATGAGGTTGGCTTTGCAGAAAAGTGATGTGGGTCTTGATCGCATTGTCAATGAACTTGCTAAAATTGCTTTTTATGACATAAAAAGCCATGTGGCACACATGAATGAGCATGGTGTCACATTTAAAGAACTTAAAGACATTGATGGTAATGCCATTGCAAGCATAAACGAGAAGCTTCACAAAGATGGGATTGTATCTGTTGAGGTAAGGACTCATAGTAAAGTTGAAGCATTAAAGGCGCTTCTTAACCATTTTGGACAGATAAAGACCCCTACTGGGGCAAATATGAATTTGAATATAAATGTTGATGGAACTAAAACACCTGAAACCGCTGCCAGAATCATTGCTTCGTATCGACAGTTATTACAAGGAGTTGTGCCAAGTGAGCAAGATGAGGTACAAGAATCCGGAGAAGTGGAAAGCCGGGTTGAATCAGATTTACCTCAAGGAGACGCAGAGGAGGCACAGTTTACTGTTGTCGATACAGAGGAAGAGGAAGCAGAAAGCGGTTTTGGATCTGGTGAGCCAGAGAGCACATCTGATTGACTGGTTATGCGACTGGTGTTGGACATATGACCCAAGAAATAGCCCCTTGGGTTTGCCTACAACGCTACCATTTGTGCCATGGCCAAAGCAGGTTGAATATCTTGATTGGATACTTGACAGATATATTATGCAGAGTAATGGGCTTGTTGAAAAGAGTAGGGATGCTGGGGCTACATGGCTTTCTGTGGTTGTTATGGTTCATGAATGGCGCTGGAGCCCAGGGTTTGCTGGAGGAATTGGGTCTAATAAACTACTCAATGTTGACCAGAAAGACAATGTTGGTAGTATATTTGCAAAAATTAGACAGCTTTTGGAATATATGCCTGTTTGGTGGCTCCCAAAAGGCTTTGACCGCAAAAAACACGATAAAATTGGGAATCTTGTGAATCCTGAGCTTGGTACAAACATCATAGGCCAAGGTGGTGACGACATAGGCCGTGGTGATCGCCGGGCAATGTATCTTGTGGATGAGGCTGCGCATCTCGAACATCCTGAGAATGTGGATGCTGCCCTGTCTCAAACAACTACATGCCAGATAGACCTTTCGACTCCCAAAGGCATGAATCATTTTGGTAAAAAACGCCATTCCGGACGGATTGAAGTATTTACATTTAATTGGCGCCAGGACCCCCGTAAGGGCGAGGAGTGGTATAGTGAGCAAAAAGCATCACTGGATGCTGTGATTTTAGCCCAAGAAGTTGATTGTAGCTATCATGCCTCTGTAGAAGGGGTCTTTGTGGACCCCAAGCATGTCCAGGCAGCTATTAATATGCCATTGGAGGCAGAAGGGCTGAAAAGTGCTGGTTTGGATGTGGCTGAAGGGGGTAAAAATCGTAGCTCTTTAGCAATCAGAACTGGGCCAATGGTTCGGGTAAGTAATTGGAATTATGAAAATGGTGTTGATTTGAGCCATCGTGCAATTGATGAATGCAATAAAGCAGGCGTAGATTACCTGAATTATGATAAAATTGGATGTGGATTTGCTGTTCGCAGTACATTAGAGCGTACTGAAATGCCCATGGACTTTGAGTGTTATGCCGTAAATGCTGGAGATGCAGCCAGTGACCGGGTTTATACCGAATTTGGGAACAAAAAGGGTAGTGATGTATTCATTAATGCGCGAGCGGAGTGGTGGTACTTATTTGCCAGACGCTTCGAAAAGACTTATGAGCACCGAAACGGGATACGCAAACACGATGAAAGTGAGATGATTAGTATTGAAAACGATGGCAATTTTATAGCTCAAATCTCGGGTCCGAAGAAACTGCTTACAGAACATGGAAAGATCAAATGTGAGTCAAAAGAGAGCATGTTTAAACGCGGTATTGAAAGTCCGGATATGGCGGATGGTGCTATAATGGCGTTTATTCCCCAAGATGCTGGCAAAAGGCATCTTGTAGTCAAAAAGCCCATAATGGCCCCCCTATCCGTTGATTTCGCCAATTTGAATGAGCACGTTGTCTTATATTGTAGCCAATGGGTTGACAAAAGCCTGAAAACCGCATGCCTGCTAACGCTTTGGAATGCCGTGCGCGGGCACTTGTATGTCTTCTATGAGGCCCTGTTTGAGAATCCACGACCGGAGCTGGTGACGGTGATTTTGGGCAAAGCAATAAAGAAGTTCAGCAACAGCCGATACCGAAATTTACAGGAATTTGATTGGATAGGCAATGAGCTTATGTTTAAAAAGGGCGAAAATGACCTGAAAAATGCATACAGCAGGTACAATCAAGCCATTATGCCAAATCCTTTATACAATGACTATGGCTCGGTAGCTTTGCTTTCCAGGCTGATTCAAAGAAAGGCACTGTATTTAGATGAGCGCCATTGCGTGAATTTAGCCCAAGAGCTAAATACTTGGACCATGGTTGAGAACAAGCCCGAAGCCGGATACATGTCTGCTCGGGCTTTATGTAACTTAGTGTCGATGATATACGAGACCGGACGCATGGCCAAGCCAAAGCCTCTGAAGCCCTATTCCAAGGCAAAGATGGGATTTAATAAGGCTTTTGGAGAACTTGTGAAGCAGGGCTTGGATATCTTGCCAAATGAGCAATTGGAGGAGATGTTGGAGGGAGCTGAAGAGCAGGGAAAGCCCATGGATACTGGTGATAGAATGGGGTTATGGTGAACCAGCATAATTTCAGGATGAAGCAAGAGGAATATATTTTTGTGCATAAGGTGTTCAAACGCCACAAGATGAAGCTATCGGCCTTCATACGAGACACACTCAAAGATACGGCTGTGAAGATGGATATTGAAGATAGGATAAATGGCAATGGAAGTGAAAGAGACGGCGTACACCCCACCGCATAGGGGGAAAACACCACCCAAGCTATACGGATTCGCTCCCGTTGATTGGTAATTGGGAGGCCTGTAACCCTTCTGTAACCCTTCGGGGATAGCCGGAGCGGAGGGCCTTTAAATCTGGATAAGGAGGAGTTATGGCAGGTCGTTATAAGCGCACGTTTGATGGAGATGCGATGAACATATTTGCCATACCAGTGGGAAAATATATTATTAAATATCTGCCTGAGTGTTCTCGAAAGGGCCATGACCACACGGAATTCGCGCATGAAGAGGCTATAGGAGACATGAAATACAAAATATGTGGATGCAAGACATGCGTGGAAGAGGCTTTCGCTGATTTAAGACATGGCAAGGCGGAGACGCACAATATCATCATTCGAGAGTATAATCAGGTGGAGTAGGGGATATGAAGTGTCGCCAATGTGGTTTCTGCTGCCACAACGTTACCCATATATGCCCCAACTCAACCGATAGCCTTGAATGGATAAGAGCTCGGGGCTGGGAAATCATTGATCGCAATGAAACCTTTATTTTGGTACTTATCCCGTCCGTATGCCGTCAGCTCAAGGGCAATCACTGCAAATTACACAATACAGGCAAAAAACCGTATGTGTGCCGGGTATATCCTGATGCAGCAACCATACGTGATTACATGAACAAGACGCATTTAGATTACCGTAAAGCTTTGGGGCCGAAGTGCCCATTTAGGAAGCTGGAGATATGACTAAGTTTCCTCCCATTGTGGATGCTTTGAAAGCGCAATTTGGGGATAGATTGCCTGAAATTGAAGATTTTGTGTACACAGAATCCTCTGAATATTCTAAAATAAGAGGCGTTGGGATTGTTTTCAAAAATGGTTGGCGGCTTCTGATTCAAGGGGACGTTTATGGTTTAAAGGGGATGGACTACTTATCAGAGACAAAATTATCAAATAAGGTAATAGAAGAGGTTGGAAATTTTGTCCGGATGCCACGCATGGACAGAATATGCAGGGAGAAGGAAGCCAATAAGAAAATAGAGGTGTATGTATAAAAGATCATGCCAAGCATAAACAAAATTCTTAATGCAATATTCGCTAAGAAAAAAGAGGGCGAACAGGAAGTAAGGGCTGTTGAGGCTGCTAAACGGGGTCTTACTACGACACAGCAATTCTTTCTTGATCGAAAGTATGGTGGAGTTCCCCGGGCAAGCAAAGCCTCTCGCAAGCTTACGCGGAATCGTATAAGGGATGAGTTTTGGAGAAAATTTACAAAGTAGGCTGGTGCCCGCGTTGTGGCAATATGTGTACCCACAAGATATATACCCAAAGTTGGTCTTGTTGCACTATATGTTGTAATCATCATATGTATTGGTCGCCAAAAATGCTTGATAAGATAAGGGAAATCCAAGATTCTATATTTAAAACTGAGGAGGAGTGATGTTAGAGTCTGATATGTGCTACATCCGCGTTAGTCCTTTAAGCGACCAGCTTTTGGTGAGAGTTGCGGTAATGCCGGAAACTTTAGGTGGTATTGTAATACCTGCCACCAAGAAATACGATGAATTTTTCCGCCGCGCTAAGGTGTTGGCTATTGGTCCCGATGTTAAGGATTTGAAGGTTGGGGATATGATATATCTTCCGGCTCCTGCTGGTGCTGAAGTTGAGGTTTTGGCTGCAATGCGCGATACCAAGAAAGAATATGGGGGTGCATGTTTTTTGGTTCATCGCAAGGACTTGGCAGCTAAGATCGAATTTGTAGGAAAAGAGAATCTTAATGAGTCCAATGTTGTTGTGGGCTTGAGCGACCGCAAGCAGCAAATGCTTCAGAAAGAGAAGGTGGAGCACGTGCAGGGAGCAAAGACACGACAGGCATTGAATCTTAAAAATTAGGAGTTTACATGAAGTGTTTCCACCACAACGACCTCGATGGCTACTGCTCTGGGGCCATAGTTAAATTAGCCCATCCCGAATGCGAATGTTTTGAAATAAACTATGATATTCCTTTTCCTCATGATAAGATTGAGAAGAACGAACAGGTATTCGTGGTGGATTACAGCTTTTCAGGCAAGGGCAACGATGATTTTAACAAGCTTTTAGCTAAAACCCAGTATGTGACTTGGATTGACCACCACAAAACATCTATTGAACAGCATCCTGACAAGGCCCATTTATCAGGTATTCGAGTTGATGATAAGCCCGCTGCTTGCGAATTGTGCTGGGAACACTTCTTCCCCGGGAGTGTCGTGCCCGTGGCTGTGAAGCTTTTGGGTGACTATGACACCTGGACCTTTGCGTATGGCACCAAAACAAAGGAATTTCAGGAGGGTATGAAGGTTTTAGACCATGGCCCCGAGGCTGAGGTTTGGAAGCATATTCTGAGCACGCAGCCAACTGTCAATGAGGTTATTGCCCGAATTAGGCATGACGGCATAGTGTGTCTTGTGTACAAAGAACAGAGATCCAAGGCGCTTATGCGTGCCATATCCTTTGCCACGGAGTTTGAAGGGTACAAGGCCATTGCCTGTAATGTGGCACTGGCAAATAGTCAGATGTTTGACAGTGTATCCGAGGATTATGATATCATGCTACCTTTTTCGTTTAACGGATACATTTACACTGTAAGTATCTACACCTTGAAGCCTGATATTGATTGCTCGGAGATAGCCAAGAAATATGGTGGCGGCGGCCACAGGCAGGCTTCTGGGTTCCAGTGTGATAAATTGCCATTTGAGAGAACATGAAGACTCTACTTATTAAGCAACCAGCGGGCCTTGGTGATGTCTTTTATTGCCAGAAAATAGGTAAGGTTTTTGCCGAAGCTGGATGGAAAGTATATTGGCCAGTAATATCACAATACACTTGGCTTGAGAAGTATTTGCGCGGCCCTATAAAATATGTGGATGCTCCGTGCCGGCCAGATAAGATTTTGGATCTTCAAAACGCATATCACATTTTAGGGAAAACGAAACCAGAGGAAATGCTACCGGCAAAGTATGAGTTGGCTGAAATAGGATCATGGAATTGGGCACAGTATTTTGAGTTTGAGAAGCCAGTTGACCAAGAGCCAGTGCCAGAGGGGGAGTATGCACTAATAAATCTTGGTTTTGCTAGCCCGCCCAACGAAGAAAAAGCTGCTGTGGACTGCATGACGCGCATGCCAAAGATATTTATTGAACACAGGCCCACGGTATTTCATTGGTGTGATGCAATAATGAATGCAGCGGAGTTACATTTTGTTGATACATGTTTTACATATTTAGCTGAAAAACTGCCAATAAAAGCCAAGCGCATGGTATTGTATCCACGAAAGCCATATCATGATCATGTAATTACAAAAGTTATTTGGAAAAGACCTTGGGAATACCGTGAATAAAATTGAAGGTAGAATATTAGTTTTTGGTGGTAATGGTGATATTGGTAAGCTTGTTCCTGGTATTAAAATTCCGCGTGAGCAGGTAAATGTAACGAACTACCTTGAAGTCAAGAGATGTATACACTCCCACCGTCCTTCTGCTGTTGTGGATTGTGCTGGTGTATCTTTCCCGCAACCAATAAAGTCGTGTAATGTTGGAAAATGGTGCAATGAAATAAATACAAATTTTATAGGCAGCTTTAATATTGCCAGTGCAAGTATTGAGAACGAGGTGTCTAAAATGGTTTTTATATCATCTTATGCGGGGTTGCATGGGAAAGCGAAGCGAAGTGGATATTGTGCATCAAAGGCTGGGGTTATCTCTCTTGTCCAGTCTATTGCTGAGGAAGGGCATGAGGTTTATTGTATAAGTCCTTCTCGTGTGGACACAAAGATGGTGGGGCCTCCGGAGAAGGGAGAGGATATGACAAAGCGGTTGCGCCCACAGGAAATAGTAGATTTGATAGGAGAATGCCTGAATGGAGTGTATAAATCAGGGAGTAATATAGTAATACGCAAAAATGGAGATAAAACTGTAAAAGTGGTAATGTAGGATGAAATATCTAATTACTGGAATAACTGGTTTTGCTGGGCCTCATTTGGCCAGTTTATTGGTTTCTAAAGGCCATAAGGTATATGGCTTGGTTCGCTGTAGTAATGGTAGGCATCAGGATATCCGGGATGTGGTTGAAGATGGAATATTTAAAGAGATTGAGTTCTTATATGGTGATTTAAATGATAAAGCCCAAATAAATAAAATTTTTCACGATCATCATTTCGATGGTGCATTTCATTTAGCTGCTCAATCTCATCCCCCCACATCTTTTGTTAGCCCGATGGCAACTTACAAAGCTAATGTGATGGGTAGCATAAATTTAATTGAGTCCATAAAAAGGAATAATAGGGAATGTAAGGTAATGTTTTGTTCCACAAGTGAAGTTTATGGGGACACCATTAAGGAAGGACAACTAATAAAAGAAACTGATAGAATTGGCCCCGCAAACCCCTATGGTGTATCAAAGGCTGATATTGATTTGTACATGCAAATGCTTATGCACAATAAAATGTTGAAAGGGTTTATTACAAGGGCGTTTTCTCATACAGGGCCTCGGCGTGGTTGCAATTTTAGCATATCATCTGATGCGCACCAGCTTGCGGGAATGAAAGATGGCGAAACCCTGCTTGTTGGGAACTTGGGAACAATAAGAGTGGTAATGGATGTAAGGGATACAGTGAGAGCATACGCTTTACTGATGGAAACGGACCAATCTGAGGGTAAGATCTTTAATATTTGCGGCGATACTCCGCGAAAAATGTCATATTTCACAGATGTTCTGATAGAATTAAGTGGATTACAGGATATAAAAATGGCCATAAATCCGAAGTTTTACAGATCAATTGACATCCACTATCAGCATGGAGACACTACGGCTCTAAAACAGGTAGTGGATTGGAAACCTGAGATAGATATTAAAACTACGTTATATGACTTGTTAGAGTATTGGAGGAAGAAAATTGGGTGATTTAAATATTCATGACCTACAGGCTTATATAGATAAATATGGATGTAATATATTTATTGAGACAGGCACCGGTATTGGGGATGGTATTGCTCATGCGCTGAAGTACCCATTCGATTTCTTTTATTCCATAGAAATAAATAAGGAATTATATAAAAGGGCGTATGAGAAAATATATCCCAACAATAAAGTTGTCTTAATTAACAAACCTTCAATTGAAGGTCTACAGGCGGTCTTTGGTAATATCATATCTGAACATACGTGTCTGTACTGGCTCGACGCACATTTCCCGGGTGCAGACTTTCAACTTGCTTCTTATAGTGATGAGATAGCACACAACCTCAAATATCCGCTTATTCATGAGCTGAGGTTGATTCGCAATCGAAGGAAAGGGAAAAAAGATGTTTATATTATTGATGATCTTCAAATGATGGAAGAAGGCGAATATGAGCTTAAGATGACAGATGAGTTTTTAGACAAGCATTTTCAGCGTGAGATAAGGCTGGAGATATCTCAGATGTTTAAAGATACGCATGATTTCAGAAAAGATAATCGGCATCAGGGGTTTTTGATTCTTACTCCTAAGCGTGAAGAGAACTAAATGGAGAAGATAAGTGTAATAATTCAGGGTGAGGTATGGCCCAAGACGCTGGAAAATGCAGAATTTTATCTGCAAGAATTTCCGTTTGTTGACGATGTGGTTATTTCGTGTTGGGAACCTGATGCATATATTCCTTCAGCTCCTGGTGTAAAGGTGGTTAGAACAAGAAAATTTATACAAGTAGGGTACAGTAATTGCAATTATCAGTTAGTTAGCACAATAAATGGCCTGAAAGCGGCTAGGAATAGATTGTGTGTAAAAACACGATCAGACCAGCGTATAATATCTCTAGATAGAGTGTATGACCATGCCATGAGCCATGAAGTTGAACCCATACGCTATTTGGGCGGTGACATTAGGGAGTTTCCTGTATATTGTCTTGCATTACACAAGATATATCCATTCCACATGCAGGACCATCTTATATTTGGTGCCAAGCCGGACATGCTTAAGATATTTGATATTCCATTGTATCCAGCTCGGACATTAGATCCAAACGGATTTGTTGGTTTTGGTAAGCAACCGAGGGAACCGATTTATATAGGGGCTTATTATTGTTCTTTATTTGATGCTCGGGTTAAGAAATTTATTGATAATTATGAAGAATATTTGTGTGACCCCAACCATCAGAAAAAGGAAGTTAAGGTTGTTGACTCCCAGATAACAAGTAAGATTTTTCATCCGCTTCCGAGATTGGATATATATTGGGAAAAATTTAATAGCGCGTATTGGTTTGAACGCTATGAACAGTCTGGAGAATGTTATTATGAAGCTTGAAGGACGCGGAGGTAATAAAGTGCAGTTGTTGGTTAGAAAGACTTTTTCTTCTGAGTCTTTATGCCAATTGCAGGCCAACAAGATGATAAAATTAAGAGAAATTGCCAATGAATGTGGTCTTTTCTATGTGCCTGAGATATACAAGATTGAAGGAAACTTTTACGAAATGGAGTATGTAGAAGGGCGCGAACTCAATGATACATATATGGAATATGAGCCAGAGCATTTGGGAGAAATATTGATTCGTATAATGAAGTCGATAGGAACATATAAGCAATCTGGTGAAGAGGGTATTTTGGATTATGTGGAAAAGCAAATGACGCAAGGTCACTGTAAGCATCTATGGGACAGGGAACAAGCGGTTAATTATTCGCGTATATTGGAACGGACTTGTAAATGGAGGTTTTCGCATGGAGATTTTACTTTTGACAATATAATAGATGACGGTAAGCGATTTACACTTATAGATTGTATTTCTCATGAAAATGGCGAAAGCTTGATTTGGGATGCTGTGAAGCTTTTACAGACCACAGCCATTAACTGGAATTCAATAAAGCATAATGGATTTGCGGGCAAGCGCACATTTAAGATGGTTGCTTTAAACGAATATTTTGTAAATAAATTCAGTCCACTTTTTGGCCCGAATATTTTAAAGCTGTATTTTAAATATATACTGTGTATGGTTGCTGGCTTTACCAATCAGGCTTTACTTTTAAACTATGCTAAAAAATCTGAAGCAGGGCTCTTGGAATTGGTATTATGATTAAGTTGTTGATAGTTGATGTTGATGGGGTGATGACAAATGGCAAGAAGTATTTTGCCAGAGACGGGGAGGTTGTAGCCAAAGGATTTTGTGATAAAGATTGGACAGCAATAAAGAGATTTAAATCTATTGGGGTGGATGTTGTGTTGCTGACTGGTGATGCGTACAATGCTTGGATACTGGACAAAAGAGCTATTGATGTTGTTGTTAATAGAGGCGATGGCAAGCACAGGGATAAAGCCCTTTATTTAAGTGAGATTTGTGATCGTTTCTGCGTTCGCATTGAGCAAATTGCTTATGTGGGTGATGACTTTTATGATATATCTATTATGAAACTTGTGGGATATGCTTATTGCCCAAAGGATTCAATCGATATGGTGAAACATTGTGAGAATGTCAGGATATTAGGATATAATGGAGGGGACAATTTTTTGTCGCATTTATTTGAGCATTTGGAATCTTGTGGCTTGATTCCGCGTAAATCGTATGATGAGATATCGGTGAAAATGTACGAACTTGACGAGAAAGAGGTATTTTGAAGAAGTATAACTTGCTGTTGCCTATCGCTGGTAGGGCTCAAAGATTTGTTGATGCTGGATACACGATGCCAAAACCATTGATAATGACCGGATATAAACACATGATAGACTGGTCATTGCAGTGTATAAATATTGAGGAATGTCATCTAATATTTATAGTAAGGTTAGAGCATGTATATAATTTTGGGATTGATGAAATATTGAGGCAAAAATACGGTTCTGATATTGAAGTATTGACTGTTGATAAAATTACTGGTGGCGCAGCAGAGACGTGTTTGTATGCAAAACCTGTCTTGGATGAAAATTTACCTCTTGCAATCTACACACCTGATGTTTGGTTTGATCCTCATTTTTCGATTGATATGGTTGGGGATGAAGCTGGTTTTTTGCTAACCTTTTTAGCCAATAATCCAGCCCATAGCTATTCATTGTTAGACAATGATAAGAAAATACTAAAGGTTGCAGAAAAAGAAGTCATTTCTGAACATGCAAATATTGGCTTGTATTACTTTAAAAGTGCTTCTCTGTTTATAAGATATGCAGAGAAAATGATTAATGAAGGCATAAAGAGCAAAAGCGAATATTATGTGGCCCCAATATATAACATGATGATAACTGATGGGCATCTTGTTAGGGGATTGGATGTACAGACAGTACATGTTCTAGGAACCCCAGAGGCTCATGGCTTCTTTTGTAAGAGGGTATTATGCAAGTTTGGGGATAAACCTCTTGCCATATCTTGCGACCATTCAGGATATGAATTTAAGGCTTTAGCTCTTAGAATATTGGAAAACAACGGGATTAAATTTATAGATGTAGGCACATACATGGATCGACCGTGTGATTATTACGATTATGTCAGCCAATGTGCTGATTTAATGAGATCTGGTTCTTGTGATTATTCCATCTCTTTTTGCCGGACAGGACAGGGAGTGAATATTTGCGCTAATAAATTTAGCGGCATAACGTCTGCTTTAGTCTTTGATGAATACACTGCTGAATATGCTATAAAACATAATTGTGCAAATCATTTTGCCATACCTACAAAGTACGTTAATGCAGAGATATTTAACAAAATGGTGGGCTTGTGGAAGAGAATTGGTTTTGAAGGCGGTCGTCATTTTACGAGAATAAGCAAATACGATGTTCATATCACAAACACATAAGTTGGTTTTTGTCCATATACCAAAAACTGGAGGCTGCTCTATTTTTTATCAATTGAAGGAACTGCTTGGTGAGAGAGAGTATCCGGCCCCCAAGCCTGATATATTTCACATGACTATATCTGATTTACGGGGTCTTTTCCCAGAAGTATCTTCGTATTTTAAATTTACTATAGTAAGACATCCTCTTAGCAGATTTGTATCCACGTATAATTACTTGGCCAAATTGCCAGAGCGTAAATGGTGGAATACTTACCAAAAGAGAAGAAAGGATACCACTGATATGTTTGCTGAGGTTGATTTAGGCGATGTGATGTGGATGCCTCAGTATAAGTTTGTTAGAGGTGGTTATGACTCCAGAGATGGGGTGGATTATATTGGTAAATTTGAGGATTATAGTGGAGCTATAAAGCATGTTAATTCTGAAAAGGATTTGAATCTTGACCCAGAAGTTGTTATAAATAAAACCGCAAAGGCCAATAAGTTGGACTTGCCCATGGATAATGTTCGTGAATTTGTATGGGCGGTCTACAAGAAGGATTTTGAGATGTTTGATTATAGACTATAGATTTAGGAGGATGAGATCAATGCTGTCAATACTAATTCCTACTACTGTTAAGCGCGTAGGGACTTATTGCCCGGATTTGGTACGCTATATCAATAACCAAATTGTTGCTTGTGGGGCCGAAAAGAGAATAGACCTTTTTTGGCTTGGGGATAATTACAACATGACGGTAGGCGAGAAGAGGAATAAGCTTCTTGGCTTGGCCAATCGTAAGTATTTGGTGTTTATAGATGATGATGACTGTGTTGATAAAGATTATGTGAAAGAGATAATGAAAGCTACTATGAAAACTGATAGCGATGTAATAGTATTTGATTGCATAACCAGAGCAGATGGCAAAAACCGCACATTATCTAAGTACGGTAAGGATTTTTTCCCATATCAGCAATACGTGGACGATAAGGGAGAAAGACAGTGGAGGGGGTTGGTGGCTCATACTATGGTATGGAAGACCGAGATTGCAAAGAGGCATATGTTCCCTGAAAAGAATTATGAGGAAGATATTGAGTGGGCAAAGAAAGCGAATGCAGATATATCTACCGAATATCGAATAGAAAAGGTTTTGTACTTTTATAGATTTAATAGTCAAGTTTCAGAAACGAGATATGGCCAGTAATGGGGAAGGTTTTGTTCTTGAATATGGCTTGGGATGCTGCTGGTTGTAGCATTCTCCAATGTAAGGCCATAAATCAACATACGAATTGGCAAGCTCGGCATTTTCGTGCTGTTCCAACATTTGGTTATGATACAGACATCACGCCTGAAAATTATGATAGGGATGAATTTCAGGTGTTGATGGGAAACATGGATGTGATTGAATGGTGTTCTGCTGATTATACATATAATAGCAAACATGATTTCGGCTTTAATTTGTGGGATGTGGCAAAAAATAAAATTAACATCTTTCATGATTACAACTCGTTCCCAGGCCATTGGCAGGATCGGGCATCTGTTAAAGATTATTGGAACAGAAAGGATGTTCATAAATTTGATGCCATTTTTAGCAGTATTCCTCAAGCTGTATATATTTACAAGGATTGTGTTTATATCCCAGATGTTGTCGATGAACGTTCTTCTGAATACATACCTGATGAATTTAGAGATTTTTCCGAGGTTCGCTTGGGGCATTGGCCCACTGGTGGTGGTAACAATAAAAACACCATGGAATTAAGAGAAGCCATAAAAAGAGAACCTGTGAATTATGATATTCCTGCTGGAACCATATCTCATGCAGATGTGTTGACGGCAAAAAGGGGTGTAAACATAGGATTTGATGCATTGTGGAGGGGTTTTCATGGCATGACAACAATAGAGAATATGGCTTTGGGAATCCCTACAATGTGCAATATAGATGATTTTTTCTGGGATGTTTTCTGGGAATGTTTTGAGACGGATAAGAAGCCATTTGAGGATGTGAAGAATATTGATGGTATTGCTGCATGCTTAAAAAAATATAGGAATGACACAGAATCTCTTCGTAGACGGGCTTTAGAAGTTAGGTCGTTTATGGAAAATTATTGGTCTTTTAAAAATGTTGCAGTTAGAATAGTAGGGGAGTACGAAAAGATATGAAGTTTTTAATCACTGGGGGTGCTGGTTTTGTCGGTGCAAATCTTGCATTGTATTTTGCTGAACGTGACCATCAGGTATTGTGCTTGGATAATTTAGCGCGGAGAGGATCAGAGCTTAACCTACCTCTATTTAAGGAAAAGAAGATTGGGTTTGTACATGGAGATATTAGGAATCCAGAGGATTTACCAAAAGAGAAATTTGATTATGTTTTTGAATGTTCCGCCCAACCATCAGCAATTGATGGCTATGATAATCCAATATTCGATTTCACAAACAATACCGTAGGTCTCCTAAATGTCTTAGAATATGCTAGAAAGAATGACTCTGCGATTATATTCTGGAGTACGAACAAGGTTTATAGTGGAGACAGGGTAAATGCTATCCCGTTTAGAGAATATGAAACACGATGCTCTTGGGATTCATCTGTTTATGTTGATAGTGATGAATTAAAAGGCTTTTCATATGACCATGGCATATCTGAGCGATTTTCTATAGATGGAGACCAGCATTCCATTTATGGTATGTCTAAGGCCATGGCTGATCTCGCGTGCCAAGAGTATTTTGATGCATTTGGGCTACGGACAGTTGTAAATAGGTTTTCATGTTTGGCAGGTGCAAGACAGTGGGGTAAGTGTGCCCAGGGATGGGTGGCTTGGTGGGCAATTGCCGCGCATCTCGGTTATCCAGTAAAATACATAGGGTGGGGCGGAAAACAGGTGCGCGATGTTTTATTCATTGATGATATATGTAGGCTTGTAGAATTGCAAACGCAAAAAATAGATGTGGCATCTGGTAAGGTTTTTAATATTGGTGGCAGTTACATGAATACTCTTTCGTTGATTGAAGCCACAATGCTTATGGAGAAGATGTTTGGTAAAAAAATGGATGTTAGTGAGGTTAAGGAAGCGAGAAAAGCTGACCATTTGATCTACATATCAGATATACGTAAAGCAAATAGGTTACTGGGGTGGGAACCAAAAATTGGGATTAAAGAAGGTTATGAAAGTATAATGCGCTGGGTAAGGAACAATGAAAATGTTTTGAGGGGGTTATATGAATAATGCTTATACGTTGATATGGAGCTTTCGAAATCGACTTGAACAGTTAAGCAAATCCATACAAACCGCTGATAGTACGGTCCCAAAACATGTAGATTTTTGCTTGGTTGATGCTGCTTCAAACCCAAAAATGCTCAACTCCTTGAAGTCAATTTGCCAAAGTATATCTGAGCGCAATATAAGTATATGCGAATCCATGTACAGAAGTTCCTTGTCTGAAGCGTGGAATCTTGGTATGATGCTGACACCTAATCGCTATGTGATGTTTTCGAGCAGTGATGTGGTGTTTAATAAAAGTCAATGGTTCACTGTTTTAGTAGATCAATTGAAACAGGGAGAAAAATACATTCTTCTCCAAAATCATGCTGTATTCGCGCTTGACAAGGCCATTATCCCGGAGATAGGCTGGTTTGATGAAAGGTTTGGTATTGGTGCACATTTGGATACGGATTACATGATACGCGCAAGTGAAGCCGGAATTTCAGTAAAATTGCTACCAAATGATGGTTATTATGTACATGATGAGGAAAATATATCCTATGTGGAAAGAGTCAAGGATTTAGATCCTGATAGGTTGCCTATAGGTAATTATGAAAATGAAAAATATTTTATGAAGAAATGGCAGTCCAGTTGGTTGGGTTGGGAGAAATTGAAAGGGACTGGTATGGATTTGCCGCACCCACCTACAAATATTAGCGTATGTAAACGGGGCCTATGCGATATTGACCCGCATCCTATATACACTGAAAAAATCGCCAGGGATCTTAAATGCGAAAAGAATACGTAATACTCACAACTGGAAGATGTGCTTCAGAGTTACTTGTGGCAATGCTAAAACAGGTGGACCACATTGTCAGCTATCCTGAGATATTCATTGGTTTGAACCCGTCTATCAACGAAAGGGATAAATTAGATGAGATATTGAACAGAATCAGACGAGAGGCTGGTGGTAAAGATATTTCATACAAGATTAATGGTGGCCAAGTTAAAAAACATCAGGCTTATTTACTGAATGGACAGAATGTGAAGGTGATATTTTTGTATAGGAAGAAAATTTTCGATATCGCAATTTCGATTTATTTGGCATCTCTTACAAAATGTTGGGGAGATTATGCAGAACGTGTGAAAAATGGAACTGTTGTTGATGAAAATAAAATTAATAAGGCAATGATAGGAATCAGAAACCAAATGGATGGTTTCAAGAAGATGATAATAGAGTCTGGGAGGCCAGTGTTGAAGCTTGTTTATCCAGACTATATTACCAATCAAGTAGAATTAATGAAATACGTGGATTGGCATAAGCATTTTGGGTTGCCTCCAGGTGGCAGGAAACCTTGGGCAACTAAGCAATCTGGGCCAGCATTGTATGCCAAGATAGACAATTATCTCGAATTGAAAGAAAGGTTTGGAAAAGAAGAGTGGGATTGGAATGCTTAGTATAGGTGATATCGTAGAAAAATTGGTGATTGAAAATATTAAAATTGCTCATTTGAAGCAACAATTGTCTACCTTATCTGAAGGTAGCGCGGAATATTCGGTGATATATACCAAAATGATGGTTTTGAATAAAAACCGGAGTGTGATTATTGCGGCGTTGGATGAAAAGGTTGAAAGGGTTGCCAGTGGCAGAGAAAAAAACAGGCTGCTTGAAATTATCAAAACTTATTGAGGGACTTGTGATTGATTGGATGGAATGGAATCAATCACACTCACGAGCTATCAATTCTGAAGTTGACATCAATGTGCGGGATATTTCTGCCAGAAGGTGTGAGCAGATAGTTAATAACAGGTATAACACGATAAATGCAATTGATTTGAATATGGAGGCAGCTTTACATGCCAAGTAAAGAGCTTGAGAATTCCATAAAATATCTTCTTGCAACATGGAGTAAAGAGCGGGCCGAAGAAGTTGAGCTGATGTCTAAAATACGATACAGTGGTATCAGTTTTGGAGTCGAGGAATACACAAATCTCATGGATGCCTTATTCACTGATTGGTGGTCCGGTGGCCAGTATACAATAAAAGCTGAGCGTGCAGTTGCTGAAATGTGCCAGAGAAACCATGCCCTGTTGTTTAACAGCGGCAGCACGGCAAATCTTGCGCTCATGCTTGCTGCTAGGGAGCTTTATTTTAAGGATGGGGATAAAGTGCTGACATTGGCATGTGGTTTCCCTACCACTGTAAACCCGATTATTCATGCTGGCTTAACCCCTGTTTTTGCAGACGTGTCCTTATCTGATCTGAGCTTGAATCCGGATCTATTGAATTCTGTTGAAGATGTGCGTGGCATATTTATTCCCCATACTCTCGGTTTTTATGGTGATATAGATGCACTATTAGACAAAGCCCGAGAGAAGGGTATTTATGTGTTTTATGATGCTTGTGATGCATACGGAACTTATTATAAGGGAAAGCCTGTAACTCATTATGGGAAGGCTGCAACCCTAAGTTTTTATGTTGCCCACCATCTCTCTTGCGGGGAAGGTGGGGGAGTTGTAACAAATGACAATAAGCTTTATACAGTGATGCGTGGTATACGTAATTGGGGAAGATATTGTAGCTCTCCTGAGTGTTGTGTGCGCTCCATTGATCCTGAAAGCTTTTGCCCACCAACTAAATACACTACGGACAGTGAAGTTCCTGATGATTATATGGTGAATTATCAGTTTGAGTGGATGGGCTACAATCTGAAGCCATTGGAGATTCAAGCAGCAATTTTATTGGCTCAGATTCCAAAGCTGCAAAGATACAACAAAACACGTATAGAAAATTATAACCATTTGAATGCGCAAATGAAACTGTATGAGGATACTTTTTTTACATGGACAATTCCCTCGGATGTTTCACCTTTTAGTTATCCATTTATTATCTCGCCAAAAGCCAAGTTCAAGCGCAAGCATTTATTGGATTTTCTGAGAAGGAATAAAATAGAAGCGAGAATGATATTTGGAGGAAACCTACTTCGGCATCCGGCATATGGTAGGTACAAAAACTGTGCCTGTCAAGCTCTATCTAATTCTGATGCGATCATAGAGCGAGGGATGATGCTTGGGTGTTCCCATGTAATAAGTCGTAAATCCATGGAATATGTATGTGATAAAATAACGGAGTTCATGAAAACCTATGAATAAGAATTCGTATACTGCTGCCAGCACATTTCCGTCTAAGATATTTTGTCAGGACGGTTTGATTAAAAAGATTAGAAATCATCAAATCCCGCCAATTCATATCCAGGTGAATCCTACAAACGTCTGCAATATGAATTGCAGCTATTGTAGTTGTGCGAAAAGGGATAAAACCCTACAAATTTCTTATGATAAATTAACTGCAATTACTCATAAATTTGTACAGCTTGGCGCAAAGGCCGTGACTATAACAGGGGGCGGAGAGCCCTTATGCTATCCAAAAATAGGAGACTACATCGTTAATACCGCAAGGACTGTGGATGTGGCTCTTACAACCAATGGCCTTCTGCTACATAAGATGAAAAAACGGACGATTGAAAAATTGATGTGGTGCAGGATCTCATTAAGTAATGAGCATAGGTTACATTTTAGCCAGTTAGAACAGGTTGTAAACATTCCAATTGATTGGTCTTTTAGTTATGTTCTTACTAGTGATATGCGGCAAATACATTCGTTGATTGGTGCTATACGGTTTGCAAATGAGCATAACTTTACTCATATTAGAGTAGTGGATGATATTATCAAGAATGGGAATGTTATGGCGGATGTTAGAAAAAGAGCGGAGGCAGTTGTTGATTGTTCTAGGGTTATCTGGCAGGGTCGCAAAAAATATGCTAAAGGCCACAAACGGTGCCTGTTGAGCCTTTTAAAACCCAATATCACCCCAGAAGGCTTTCTCGTAGGTTGTTGTGGCATACAGTTTGCCAGCAAGCCTGCTATGCTCGATTGGCCACGATTTTATTCAATGGGTGATAATATTGATAGAATATATAAAGAACAGCAGTTTTTTGATGGCAGCTCTTGTGAAGTGTGCTATTACAGCGAATACAATAATGTTCTTAATTCTATTTGGGATGCAGATAACCTCCAACATAAGGCGTTTTTATGAGATATTCATTTATTATTCCGTATTATAATAGGCCAAATGAACTCTGGAATACCATGTTGTCTTATCGACATTGGTACAGTAGGCGCGATGATATTGAGATTTTGGTTATTGAGGATTTAGCCAATAACCAGAATGAAAAATATCATGATGAATTAATAGATGTGTTGTATGCTTATGGGGATCTGCATTGGATACATTTATTGTCCGAGTATAAAAATCAGCGCAATCCCGTAAGGCATCGGAATTATGCTGCGAAGTTGGCAAAAGGGAAGGTGTTGATGCTCACAAACCCTGAATGTTATCACAGGAACAATATTCTTGAAGGGATAGACAAAGTGTTCACTGTTGGTTCTTCAAAGAAGCGTATAGGATATTTGCCTGAAAAATTTGGCCCAGATCATCCACAATGGAATGTGCCGAGTTTCCAACAGAAGTATAAGAGCCTACAACATAGTGAGAATTTCGACCCATACGTTGTATGTGCATGCGAAAATTGTAGGTTAAGCCAAAAACGTTTTGATGATTTTGAGCTTATGAATAAAGACCCCATAAGAGAAGCATGGTATCAACATTCTGCCCACAACAATCGGAGGCTTCATTGGTGTAGCTTTATATCGGCTGATAATTACAAGCAAATTGGTGGTTTTGATGAAGCGTACTCAAATTTTGTGGGATATGATGATGATGATTTTCGGGAGACGGTTTTGAAGAATGGTATAAATATTATTACACGTGATGATTTGGTTGTAGCTCATATCAAACATAGCGTGCAACACCATGACGGGACTATGCCATTATCCGAAAAAGGGCTTGCGTATTTTAACAGTAAATGGCCACACGCCAAAATGATAATGTATAGATGATGGAAAAAAGAGATAACTGGTTTGTGAATTATCAGGAGATTCCTGAATTGGGGATAAAAGGCTCTAGGTTGTTGGGCAACCGTTTGGCGTTTTACGATGAAAGCGACTTTAAGAATGCTTCGGTATTGGATGTGGGGTGCAATATAGGACAAATGGTTTTTCAGGCGCAGAAATGGGGAGCTGCAAAGGTTATGGGTGTCGAATATGACAAGACTGCATATAAAAAAGCCCTTGAAATAAAGGATCGTTTAGGATGCCAAGTGGATTTTATCTTTGATGATGCCGAGAATCCGATGTTTTGGAATAAAGTAAAACCTGTGGATGTATGTCTATTTCTCTCTCTAATAGACACAAAAGAGCTTGATGTTCCGTACTCTATACTGAGTAAAGCTTGTATGAAAACCAACAAAGTGATGTATTTTGAAGGGCACGGTGCCAATGTAAATTCTATAAGCAAATATATGAATGACTTGTTTTATTATACTGATTTTTCAGAGATAGTGTATCGGGGCCAGTCTGATGGGAGGCCATTCATAAGAGCTGCAAGAAGAGTACTTGGCATGGATGCCTTTATAAAGAGTGTATTGGAGTCGAAGGCCAAAAGGATTGCTGTTGTGGGAAAAGCTATGGTCGGTAAAACTCGGCTGAGAACTCGTCTTGAAGAAGTGGGCGGATGTCATCACACAATAATAGATGACCTGCTTATAGGGTATAAAAAATTTTATGGGGGTGATTTTCATGACAGCATAGAGAAATTGAACAAAGAGTCAGATTGGATACTTTTTGATTATCGGGCATTGAAATATGCGGAACAGGTTGATGCTCTTTATCAGGTAATTGATGATGATATTGGGGGACAGCGCATTAATGAAGCGGATTGGATACGAAGTTCACCATTTAAAACAGGAATTCTTACTGAGTTTTATACCGTGAAGTTGTGAAAACACCGTTTATCATACTGACCAAAGAACGCCCGAAAATGTTTATGGCCATGGTTGAGTCTATATGGCAGCGCACGGACCCGGAATCGTATAACCTAATTATTTGTGACAACGGCAGCAGTCAAACTGAGATGAAGCGAATACTTGATTCCCTTGAGAAAAAGGGTGTTACTGTAATACGCAATAAAGGCAATTATCTATTTGAAGGCTTGAACTCAGGTTTACAGAAGATAAGGCAAAGCCAATCAAAATATTTTATTATGAGCGACCCCGACATTAAGCTATGCGCTGATATGCCTAGGGACTGGATTGCTATGTTTGCTAAGATATTGGACAGGTCAAACTATCCCAAAGTTGGATGTGCTTTGGATATTTCTTTTGATCTCAATTCAAAATATAGACATAAAATTCATAAGGTGGAAAAAGGCTATTGGACAAAAGAAATGTCTTTTGATTGGCTGGATGCACCATGTTATGAGGCAATGATAGACACTACTCTTGCTATGTATAGGAGAGATACTTATAAGTGCTGGAGCACAGGAGAATTGGAATTTGGGAAGGGTAAGGGAATTAACCGAGATGGCTGGATTAATATGGAATACAACAAGAAATATGGGCCATTGCCACTAAGGGTTGCAGGTAAATATACGTGTGAACACCTTGGGTGGTGGTTAGATCCACAATATTTGACTGATCTAAAGTATTACTATTACTTTTCGCGGGGGCCTGAGATATCATCGTGTCTGGCAAATTACAGAAATTTAATTGAAGAGGAATTAGGTGTTCGGATATGAAAGACCTATGCGTAGTAGCGTTTGTATCTGGTGAATACGAGATATTGGCTCCTATGTGGAGATACTGCATTGAAAAGGAGTATCCAGAATATGATGTGATGATTGAGCATAGGCTTTCTTGCGATGGTCTTCCACCAGATGGCTTGTTTACCGCGGCATTGAGGTTTCTGGAAGATATTAGGGATGGGCACAAATATTATCTAATTACTGATGTGGATATTTTGATTTTTAGGGAAAAATGGCCCATATTACAGGAGCATCTTGATAGAATGAATGATAATGGCTTACAGTGCTATTCTAATTGTAGGCCGGTTAAGGAAGAAAAGAGGATGCAGGGAGTGCATTTTTGCACAGATAAATGGTTTGAAAGAACCTTGGAGGCTAGACGTGTTTGGTTTGAGTTTCTTCAGAAATGCCCGAAATTAAGCAAGGGATTTGATGAAAAAATGCTTTATAAAATTGTAATTGATAGTTGTTTGCCTGAGCCTCCCGTGGCTTCTACATTTAATAGTATCCATGGCATACATTTGGGTGCATGGAGAACCCAGCCAAAACGAAGATTAAATGGAGACGAGACATTAGTGTGGGCAGATCTGAAAAAGGATGAAAGATTTATGAACCTCTTCGGCGACGCAGCAAAGCGCTTGCCTTACCTTAGAGCTTTTTACAATATGACAGAAGGATAGGTGACATTATGGCAGATGCACCAAGAACAGCTCACAGCTTATCAGAAATTGGGGCTGGGGCATTATCCCGCAAAGCATATCCAAAAGGAGGTAGTATGGCATGCAATACACCCGGCAAGAAAATACGCTCAAAAGGAAAGGGGCGTGGTTTGGCGATTGGCAATGGCCAAGGCCCCATTGGGGTTCCAGTTGGTGTTAAGAACATGAATGTGCGCCAACCCATACAGAAGAAAAAGAAGTAAAAAACAGAAAAACTTGGTTTTTTAAAAAAATGAGTGTATATTATATATATAGGCACGCTTTTTTGAAGGAAAGGGCTTAAGCTCTGTTGTGGCTTAGGCCCTTTTTGTTATGGATATCGGGAGCTATATAGCCAAGCACAAATTCAAGGAAATTGTGTGTGGGAATGCTACTGTTAAATATAATAAGGTTACTGGAAATCAATTTCGTTGGGTGTGCTCGCATTGGCTTGGGTATATACAAATCGATACCGAGAATGTAGCACAGTTTTATTGTAGTGACTGTGACCTCGTACATACGTATGCGGTTGATGCCAACGGAGTAGTGACACGTAAAAAATCCAAAAACAAAAGGAGAATAGGGACAAGCGAAGAAATAGCTATAATGGGGTAGGATAGACCTGCTCTAAAATATTGGATGGGAAGGGCTTAAGTCCAAAGGTGTGGCTTGAGCCCTTTTTTTATTTATGGATGCAACTCCTTTAATTAAATCTGCCAAACGTGCGCCATTTTCTGATGAAGTGGCTCGTTACCATTCCAATTGGACTCGGGTAAGCAGCTACTTCAGGCTCATGCTGGATTCCAACTCGGAGAATTGGCGGTTTTATTGGGCCAAAAATCCTGAGAAAGGCTTTGGCCAGTGGCCATTATCGGCAATCTCGCGCATGGCCCAACAGGGCAGATCCCTTGTCCAATACAATCTCACTCGGCCCACAGTTGATGCCATAGCCGCGCTTCTGCTTCAGATGCCTGTTGACCCCGAATTTGCGCTTGTAAATGGGGATTATGACCCATTGGTTGAGAAAATCAAGAAAATCATGTATTCGGACAAAGAGCTTTGCAACTGGAAAATGGCGGAAATGGAGATGACAACTCAGGGGCTCGTGGGCTTTGCCTGTCTACGCATTGGCATTTCTGATGAATTTGACCCACTTGGCAACATTGCCCTGTATAGCGAACTCCCAGGTAGCGTATTACCTGACCCATTTTGGAAAACCCGCATATCCAAAGACTGCAAACGCTGCTGGAAGGAGACATGGTTTACAATAGATGACATTATTGAGGAATATCCAGAGTTTGAGGACCGGCTAAAGGCTAAAAAGGCGCAGTTGAAGCATGAGGGTACGCGATATGGGGCAAATTCCGGCATAAACACATACAATGTCACCGAAGATACATGGGGATCTCTCTATCGCGTCATTGAAGAATATGAGATGGTAACGGTTAAGAAGAACAAGGAATTCGCGTATTCTGAGGAAATGGGCGAAGTAGAGATTCCGGAGATGGATGAGATGGATAAGATTGGGTGGCTGAATGAAAATGTCCCTGACTGGCACCCTGACCTTGTATATACAAAGCCAACCACTCAGAAGATTTGCTATGTACATACAATTTGCCCAAGCCTTATTCCGGACAAGCTCCTTGAAGATGGTCCGATAGAGATACAAATTGGCAGGCTGCCATTCATGTGGTGGGCAGCAAGCATGGCTCATGGCGAGTTTAGCTCCATTGTGGATGCCGTAAAAGACATGCAGATGGATATAAATTACACGTCTGCAATGATTAAGCACAAAATGCAGGTTGAGGGCGGCGGGGGCTCGCAGTTTGTTGACCCGAGTAAGTTCAAATCCCATACTGATTATCTTAACTTTTGTAGATACAGAGGCCATCCAACCAAGAATTTCAATGTAAAACCAGGGGTATTGGACACATCGACTCCTGCTAGGCCCGTACAGCAATCTCAATTCCCCCAGGAATTGTATACACATCTCAATACCATCATAGACAAGATTTGGCCCCACACTTCGAAAGTTACGCCTTCCACGGTAGGCCAGACAGAGCAAAACAATCAGACATCGGGTAGGCTGTACGAATTGCTTAAGATGCAGAGCGATAGGCTGTTGTACACGATCGTTCATGGGCGCAGGTTGTTTTATAATGATGTGTTCGAGGCGTATTTCATGCTGGCTGTGCAGTTGTATTCAAATGAGGACCTGGAGCGCAGCTTCTCTTATAACAAAGAAAAGATTGTTCTGAACAAGCGATTGCCCATTGGTGAGGGTCGAGAAGTCGTTGTGGATCAGGTTTCTCGGCTTAAGAAAGAGCGCGTAAAAGTCATTATCTCCGACAAGCAGGAAAGCCCTACGGAGAAGATGGATAATGTCAGCATCCTTTCTGAGTTTTATCAAAGAGTTGCCAAAAATCAACCACTTACGGCGGCTGTCGTAAACATGGAAACAGTTAAAAACATTGAGCAATTCAGCGATGAATCCAAAAGGCTTATTGAGGATGCCACAAAGCTGGAGATGGAGCTTGTGCGTTCTGGTATGGAATTGCAGATAGCCACAAATAGGGCTCAGTTAATGCAAATGCAATCCGGGGTGCCATCGCAAGGCAATGAGGAAATGGCGCTCCCTGCACAGACAGGTGAAGAGGTGCCTGCTGCTGGCGCCAAACAGCTTGGAGCCCCTAAAGAAACGATGCTAACACCCCCACCCGGGGACATCATAAACACTTTATCGCCTTCACCCGAGGGCGGGAGGTAAAAATGGAAGACCATAAGGTCAAAGCCGAAGAGAAGGAAACGGCAGTGAAAACGTTCGCTACTACTGAAGATGCTATTGAGGCATTGAAGGCGAACCCAGAGCTTAGGGATGAATATCTCAAAGATCCGGATGCGTTTATCAAAAAATACTCTGCCAATCCCGAGGAGAAAGAAGGGGATGTAGACCCTGAGACTGATCCTCCTGATAAGGAGGAAAAAGTTGAGGAACCCCCTGAACTGTTTGAGGGAAAGATAGAGCGTAGCAAATTTGGGAATTACGGGAAAAACGCCAAGGATTTGAGTGAGGCGGTTGAAAAGCTTTTAAAAGGCAAGCAGGAAAACGATGACACCATTGAATTTCTGCGGAACAAGAAAGTGCCTGAGCTTACGGATGAAAATACGAAGCTCAAAAGTGAAAATCTCTCATTCAAAAAGCAGCTTAAGGAATATAAGAAACAGAAGGCTGCTCCTCCACCAGAGGAGTTTAAGCTGGAAGATGTTCAAATTCCAGAACTGTCCGATGACATCGATTTTCTAACTGATGAAGGCCGTGCAAAATTCAAGGAATTTGCGTCTGCATTGCCGAAGATCAAAGCCAATATGGATGCGCTTGCTAAAAGGAATACCGACTTGGAGGCTTCTCTAAAAGAAGTTGGAACAAGAGTCGAAAAAACCGATGAGCGTACTGCCACATCTGAGGCCGAAGCTTTACAGCGCAAGGCCATAGATAAGGAATTTGGCGAGATTGATTTGGTTAGAAAGAAGGATGTGTATAAGGATGTTTTTGGCGAATCCCCGAGGCCCACAAAGCAGATTGAGGATGACTACATTGAGTTTGCCACAGAGCTTGGAAAAGCCAATGGCATAGCTGATCCTATGCCTGACGGCAACATTGCTCCCGAGGTGATACAACTTATAAACAGGTACTTGGATGAAAAGTCCGAGGAAGGTGCCAAGTTAAGGGAAACCGCTAAAATAAAGGCCCCTGATGATCTTGGTGACCTGTTTACTACGTATGAAATTCGAAAGCTCCGTTTTCGAGACGTGGTTGGGCCTGAAGGCAAAACAGTGCGTACTCCTGTTCTTAGCTTTGAAGATGCTACGAAGCTTTATTTGGCAGATCCAGATAAACAGACTGAAGTGAAATACAAGGCGCGAAAAGCTGCCTTGGAAGCAAAGGAAAGGGCGTTGGACAACAGGCGCGGTCATGCCAAAGAGACCAAGCCTGGAGTCGGCTCTAAACAGGAAATAAATATCTCACAGCAAGCGGCTCAGGAATTGATTGTGAAAGCAGTCAAAAAGACGGCCACGCCGGAAGAATTAACGATAGTTAATAAAATTATCGATGATTTAAAGGCTGCTGGTCACGAGCGCGATGCTGCTGAGATAGAACATGTTATCAAAAGTGATTAGGAGCAGAAAATGACTAATTATATTCCAGGAACCGCAAGTAGCCTAAGTGGCTTAGATGCTGCTGCGTTATCGCGTACTGCTTGGAGTTCGAAGGCCAAGGAGGATTTGGTAAGAGATTCCATATTCTCCGCAAAAGACCTTATGACCAAGTACACGGTAGTCGGTGGCGAAGTCGTTATCGATCAGCCCGGTATGGTACTCGATGTGACCAATGTAGGCAAAGCCGCTCAAGGTGGGGGGAACAGTGTCTATGTAGCCCTTAGAACACCCCTCCAAGACGCACCCCAAGAAGGTACTGGTGAAGATCAGCTTGGGAATGAAGACGAAGTGGGCTACAAGTATTGCAGATTGTACTACAACGAAATTAAAAAGTCGGTGAAGTACGACAACTACGGCTACAACGCCAACGATTTGGAATACCTTGGCCATAAGGCGGCGTACTCGCGTCATCTTGCGAGGTTCTGGAGTGAATGGCGTGATTTCCGTTTTCACCAAGCAGCCATGTTCACTTATGCCCAGGAACTAATTCATGCTCCCGTGTCTCTGACGCAGGCGCTGAATAAAAACTGGGGCATTGTGAACTATGACTCCAGCAATTTCCCTACATGGGACCCCGATACCCTTACCTACACGGCTGGCGCAGTGGATTCTCTTGGGTATTACTCAAGTGAATACTACAGCGGCGCTGCAACATTTGTTGAAAATCTTGCAGCCGCAATGCTGGCGGGTTCGGGTACTGGCGCGACCCCTCTTTCGGGTTTGAATGTTGACTCTCTTGCCATCATTCATGACTGGGTGGATGATGAAATAGTTGTTGAGCCTTTCAAGCTCGATAAGGTCGATTCCCAAATCTTCACTGCTGCAAACAAGGTGTACAATTGGATGAAGAATCCAAGCAACACCGGCAGTATTGCCGCGTATTGGCAGAACGTGAAAGATTACATCACGGAAGATCGAATGAAGCTTCCTGGTGAAATAGGGAGAATATTTGATTCGTGGGTCGTGGTGAAAGACCCGAGGGCCGCAACGCTGACAGTTGGCGGGTCTTCGGGTTCCTACACGTTGACTCCCGGATATATCCGTCCGGGTAACAACGACGATCGAAACAAGTCCGTATGGGCGAATACGTCAGGTGCGACGAATTATGTATTTGACGTGTGTATGGTCTTGGGTGCAAATGCTTATGGTATTTACACCCGCGATGAGCTTATGATGGACCTGTTCGAAACCACGGAATACCGGAAGCGTGAAGGTCGCGGTTCGTATCTGGGTGAAGGCATCCAGCTTGTTCCATATGATAACGGGACAACATCTGCCACTTCCCAAATACAGCGCGGTTCCTGCATGGTTCCAGTGCCCAGAAATGCAGTAGGCACAATCGCTACATAGTGGGCGGTTGAGCAATGAGGGGGAAGGGAGATGCCCTTCCCCCTGTAAATATTAAGTCCAAAGGAGGACAAAATGCCGGTAGGCAGAATGCCAGTGGGGAACCTTCCTGATTTGGAGGAAAGTCAGTACAATGCCCTTAATGCGGGTATTGATCTGTTTCAGTGCGTATGGCCCGGAAGAATCAAATACGACAAAAGCGTAAGTGGTTTTTTCGATTGCAAGGTTGAAGACGTGACGGATAACGAGCGTGGCAGACAACGCTATAGCAGAAAGTGGTTGACGGGACCCGATGCCGCAATCTGGTTTGAGAGAAGCAAACTCAAGAAAGAAATAGGTATTGCATGGATACCGGATGATGCTTTTTGGCATAACCGTATTGTGTTCATGGACAATCAACACCTAAAGGCCATGATAGCTCAGTTGAGACAGCATGATGGAAATATTCTTAGTGGCGCAGATGTTCTGCTTGAGCTTGATTGTCTTGAAAAGGAGCTAAAAACACTAACACCTATCTACAAATTGATTGTCAATGGTAGGGAAAACGACTACTTCTTTTCCGAGAAAGAAGCCAAGGACACGATGAAGATTGTCAAGTTCAAGCCTGGCGTGAATCGTGAAACGGGCTTGCCGACAATGGTGGAGATTCGTGGAAAGAAGTTTGAGATAAAAAAAGATTTCCGACTGTCATACAAAAAGGAGATTGAGGAACTCAAGCGCAGGCAGCTTAAAATGCAGAGGAAATTTGGCTGGACCGAATGTGATGAGTTCATGAAGGAGATAAAGCCAAAAGTTATAAAGCGTGCAGAGGAAATTCGCGCGGAAGGAATGAGTGGGGAAATTCCTACTCAAGTTGGTATTTCTCCGCAACAGCTTGTCGCTGCACTGGCTGAACTAAATAGTGAGGATTTGGAAAAAGTGACTGCAAAGCTTTTGGGCAAAAAGCGAAAAGGTAAAGAGCCAATAGCGGCGAATTGAGGTAGATATGAGCACTAAATCTCTTATTGATTACATTAAACCACGTGCTAAAGGCTGGAGCCGTAATTCAATCCTGTCCCTCATTCAAGAGGGGCAGGACATGTTTTTTGATTACGATTCGGCTTACATGCATTTTGTCTCTACCGACAATAAGGGATATCCGCCGTATTTGTTGACAACTGCCGATACCTATCGTTACAACGTCGTGAGCGCCAATCTGAGTGCAACTCTGACCAAAACCATTGGTGGAACGGATTATGATGTGCGATGCCGGGAAGTGGTTAGGGTTTTGGTTGACACGTCTGTTGACTATGATTACAATCGCACGTGGGTTGGGGAACCGTTTGTGTGGACATTCAGCAATCCATATCGCACCGACACTGACCGCACGATGATGGCGCAGATACCTATTAATCAGAGTCCGGCATTGGAAGATACAAGTGCTTATATTGAGTTTTTGGAGGACCCGGGGACTTCTACTGAGATTTATTTTATAGATTTTTTGTGGGAGCCCCCGCGTCTCACCGCTGAGACCATTCCCCTTGTCGTGCCTAAATTGTATGAGATAGCTTTGAGGGATTATGTAATTGGCACAATTCAATTGGATGAGAATGGTAAGCAAAGCGACAGGCTTACAAAATTTGAGCAATATTGGATACCCAAGTTCAGAACTGAGGTTATTGCCAATACCCCGGGTTTTTCCACAACGGATGCTGAAATAAGGCAATTCTAATCATGAGAAATTTTGCACCTCAGACAGTGCAGTTCAATGAAAGAGCTGTAGGTCGAAGGCAGGGTGATTTTGACGGCGCTCCCGACTTTGGTGCTGGTGCGTTCAAGGACTTGCATGGAAGTGCTGTTCCTGCTAATGGCGTGCATCATAGTGAGAATTACAAGATATTTAATAAAAGATGTATCCCGCGTGACGGCACTCAGAAGTGGAGTGATACCCTGATTCCGAGCCTGAGAACCGGATATTCGGTCACAAAAAGCGGATATATTGTAACGGCTACAGTTGGTGCCAATTTTACGGTTGCCGATGTTGGCCGTTATATCAGATATGACGATGGAGCATTTGAGCGCATTGCCGCTGTTATAGATACTACGCATGTTAGAGTTGAGGGCACAACCACTCATGCGGCTTCTACGGCTGCTGCGATATATGATAAGCCCAATGGCCATGAATTTCACTGGCGAAGACGCAAAATTGTTCTACACATTGGCGCGAGGCTGTTTGTTTCCAATACCGTAAACATCTATTCCTGGCAGCAGGCTTATCATGTAGGCACGACCGCGCTTTCAAATAACCCCTCGATTTTTGAAGAGCGCGGGGATTGGATGTTCATTTTTAATTCCAACGGCATTTTTAAGATAAATCTCAATACCGATGACTACGTGTATTTCAAAACAAATTGTGATGTGCCCACGACTTTGATTACTGAAACAGCAGAAGACAAATACGCTTCAACTCCTCTGATTTACGGACGAAGATACAACTATGCAATGGAGAGATTAACGGGAACGGACGTAACGAGACAGGCTACGGACAGCGATGTTACAGTAGAGCAGATTAGCGGCCCATGCTTTCCCAATGCCGATTTTAGGGATTACGGCGAAGTGTATACCGCGAGGCCGGTTGGTGACGGCAGCACATATTATGGCGTACTGACAGGCGGGTCCCTGGGTGCTAATTACGATACGGCTGCGGAATGGGCTGCGATAAATGATGGTGTTTTTGCCATTACCATAAACAGCACTGCGGTAAATGTTGAGTGTGATTTTAGCAAATGCGTGAGTATGGCAGATGTTGCTCAGGTGATCCAAGATGCTTTAAGGCAATATTTTTCAGAGGTGACGTGTGTATACGTCACGGACCATTTCGTAATTACATCTCCCACAGAAGACGGAACAATAGGATACACGAGTGTTGGCGCTGGTGGTACGGACATAGGCGCTACGGCAATGAGCTGTGAAAGCGGAACTGGGACGCTTACGACCCCTGGATATACGGCGGAAAGCACTATTGGAACCCTTACTTATCCCTCTGAAAACGGGCCTTGGACGCATTACAAAATAAATTGTACGCTGGATATTGGAGATAATGGAGTTGACCCGAATACTGGTGAGGGCAACAACAAAGAGCTGTATATTTACAACAGGAGTCATCCCGTTGCCAAAGCCTTTGTTGCCAAGATTGAGTCCAATGTTATCATAGCGAGTTCTGGAGCATTTGAGCAGACAGATGAAGGTGATACGTTTAAATTCCAGGACGGCACTGAGGTTACGATAGTTTCTTATACGGATTCTACTCATGTGACCTGTTCTAATGCTGATGTGGCGGAACAGCCTGCGTGTCTCGGTGGTGGTGATGTAATGACCGCAAGTCAAAACGGGACTACGGTGACAAGAACGGCTGGGCATACATTTGCTGCTGGAGATGTGGGAAAGATGCTTTTTTGGGGGAACGGCCAGATTACTGTGATCACTGCTTATACCAACGCAAATTCGGTTGAGGCCACACCTCCTGCGGGCGCGGCATTCATACCAAATTGCGGCCTTACTTTAGACCCTGTTTCCAGAACATATCGAGATCGGGTGCGGGACGAAACGCTCAGGCCTCGGGCTGCTGGCCTGTCACTCAAAAACAGATATCATTCGGCTATGCCTGATTGTGATGTTGGCAGTATTTGCGGAGGAATCATAATTGGAGCAGTAAGGGGGTTGGAAAAAATCTATTACAGCCAAATACCGGAAGGGGATTTGGCTTATGCAGGATTTTATGACAGTTACAAGCAGGAAGCGATTTTTAAGGACAGAATAGAGTGTTTTGCCAAATACAGAGATGATTTGGCTATTATTCAACGAAATCGAACAGATAGCGTGCCCATAAACACCTTTGCCACCGACACCAGAAAATCTGTTGGTGAGGAAATACTTATACTTGCGGGGCAGAATGTTGTTGATGAGGAATTAGGATGCAAGGATTTTGGGCTTTTGAGGAAAATAGGAAGAGATTTGTTTGAAATGATAAATCAGGATAGTGGTCTTAGACAGCTTGGATACAATGGTGGCCAATTACAATATAGCGACAACCTGGCAAAAAACAGATATCACAAGGAATTCCAGAGGTTTATTGATGGGACCGGGACCAGCAGCTATGACCCGATTAATGGATATATGTGCTGGGCCTTTTACGAAGACAGCACAACTACTTTGGATTTGGGAGGAGTTTATCACTTGATAGATACACCTGATATTGGTGATGAATACGAAGACACTGACGATGAGGGTGATGAATATAGGGAGGTCATGTAATGGCAGAAATTGAATGTATGATTAGTGTCTATGAGGATACTACGGCTAATTTGGCTCTTGCTCTTACGGCTCGGGTTGCGGAAACCACTTATGGCAGGGTTTTGTGGTATGACACTACATTGGATTCTTTGGTGTATATCAGGAGTGGCGCGACTGCTGCTGATTATCGTTATCCTCTCACATTAGACAACAACTACGATTCCACTACTCAAATTCGGCGTTTGACCATGAACACTGCGGGTTGGATTGGGCTCGGGAATGCTGCTGCAAGGGTTGTCTTTACTGATGCGGCCACGGATTCCATTGAGATGGAGGATTGCGCGTTTCATTTCAATCCCGACAACGACGACTTTGATTTTAGACTCGATGGAGACAACAACGACAATGTTTTTTATTTGGATGCGGGAAACGACAGGATTGGGGTGGGTATATCCACACCGGATACTTTGTTGCATCTATGGAATGCCACGGCGGGCGCGGTAGCTGCCACTGCTGGCAGTATATTGACTATAGAAAACAACAGTAGCGCCTATATTCAGTTTTTAACAACAGCAAGTGATGCACAGGGTATCTATTTTGGGGATGCCGCCTCTGCAACCGCTGCATATATTCTCTACAACCACGGTACTGGCAATTTGGCGTTGTATGCTGAAGATGACATTTATTTGTATGCGGCTGGAGCCACAAGCAATTACATCCACCTTGAGGAGGCAAGCGACAACTGCTACGTGGGTGGCATGTATTTTACCGTGGACAACACCAATGGAGATGGGCCAACACAAACGGCGATGGCAAATTTTTTACAAAACAACGCAACCTTTGCCAAATCCGTTATGTTGCTTGAGCAGGCCGATGAAGACCAGCCTATTTTTGATTTTGATACCAACAATCTCACAACTGATGATGTTACGTGGTCAAGTGATCACGTGGGTTCTGCAAATATTGGTGCAATTTTGGTGAGATATCGTGGTGCAGCCGGGGCATGGCTAGAGGGAAGAGTAAGAATATACAGTAATGATACGGCTTAACACAAAAAGCCCTTAAGGGCAAGGAGGTTTTATGTCTAACTACACAACAATAACTCTTTCTGATGCTAACATCTCGATTCAAGGGAAGCCCTTGGCTAAAGAAAGAGAGAAAGAGATCAAAAGACAGAAGATGCTTAAATCCAGTGATAGCGATATTACTCAGGACGACATAGAATCTTTTGTTGAAGGAGCCATACCCTCCAAAAGGGAAGCGGAAAAGACGCTTTTGGTTGAGCTTGTTTCTGTCCAGCTTAAATCTGCAAAGATAAGCAAGTACAACAAACTATGTGATCTTGCCGCACAGATTGAAGATGCTGACGACAAGGTGGAAATTGACAATGAGGATTTGCAGGATTTACGGGAAGCCTTTGAAAAAACAGCGGAAGGCAAAGACGGTAAAGGCAGGCCCATTGGATGGAGGTATTGCCGTGAGCTGTTGAAGCAGATAGAGAAACCCAAAGAGGAAGAAAAACCAAAGGATGCCGACAACAAAGACAAATAAAAGCTACAGGCATGGCGTATATCCCGAAGACCAGGGTGTAGGGATAATAGAGAATACGGGTACTGCATGGGTAAAACCCTGGAGCCGTGTTGGTGGGCTTACTATTCAGGACAGCAAAGGCGAGATAAGCACGCTTATTCTCGATTTTGCCAGTGGGTATTATTACAACATCACGACCAGAGACGGCCCATACGGAAGCGGGATAGAGGCTGCGGTCAAGGACAAGATGACCACGGCCGGAGCAGGGGGAACCAATGTGGCTTCGAGTATTACTCTGCGCGAGGATCGGGCATCCCTTGAGGCCAATACCTTACGGGATAAAATCACACATGTTTATCTTCGGCCCAAAAGTGAAGCAGATGGATATGATGCGGACTTGGAGGTTGACCTGGATATCTATGTTGACGGGGAGCCTACTACGGCAAGTGCCCATGCGGAAGACATCCCCCTGAATGGCGATATTGCATATGATAAGGTTGTCGAGGGCCATCGGCTTCAGCGCAAAATAAGCACTAATTTGGGCAAGCACTTATTGGTTGGCATAGACGTTGAAGAGGTATCTAGAGATATTCCGGCGGAGCCCGCTGATTTGGAGTTGACTGAAGACGATTATCAGGAAGAATTTGCTGAACCCGATCTCTGGGCCGTATTAAACAGTGTCGGGAATACGATTAACAGGGTTACGGGTTCAGCAATTAGTATAACATATACGGCTGCAACCGGTCCCGATGATCAGACTTCGGGTATGACAATAGCTGCGGCAACAACCTTAAGTAGTACCACGTTGACCGGAAGTGGGACCTTGCTGATTTGGCACAATGGGGCAATAACTGTAACCATAGGCGGAGTGGCAATCGTCTTAACAACTCATGATACTTCCGGTAGCTGGACACTTTCTTATGCAAACACTTTGACGGCAAGCGGAAGCTTGGTGATAACACCTACGACTACAGCCATAATTTCTGATATTAGAACATATGATAGTGCGATTACTGCGGCGGCGCGTGGGTATTATTATGACGATGTTGTGGATAATGATGGTGGAATAATGATTCCGAGGGACTAATGAATATTACGGATTCCAAAGCCCCGGTTGACACGAAGATGGCCATAGACCAGTTGTGGGCTGACCGCAATCGGACTTTTGCTACTTTGGAGCAGCTCAAGATAGATGGCGGCAGAGAAAGCATGCGAGACCTCTTTAGCGTTAGCCCGCCTTTGACTTATGAGCAGAAGAAAGGCGTTTTGGGGTTGGCCTATACCAATAATCTCAGGCTTAAAAATGATCGGCTAGATACCATACAAGACATTACCAAAACTTCCATTCCACAATTCCGGGGCTTGACCCTTACCACCAAGGGAACGGCCTTGGATTGTACGCTTACAATAACTGGTGGCGAGGCCAAAGATGCTATCATAAACTTTAATTCTGATGAAGGTGACGATGATGCCGACCATTGGAGATTGAGGTGTCAAGCAGCGGATATAATGTCTTTTGAAGAATATTCTACTGGGGCATGGACAACTATTATCGAGATAGAGGATACTGGGATACAGTTAATCGATGGCAGTGACGGGAGCCCAAGCTATTCGTTTATAAATGATACTGATACTGGAATGTATCATGAGGCTGCCAATACCATAGGCTTTGCCTGTAATGGAGGCTTGGTTCTGACAATTAGCAACACGGCAATTACTTTTGTTGGCATAGATTTAGACTTGGATGGAAACGATCTTATTCTGGATGCGGATGGGGACAGTTATCTGCATGCTTCTGCTGACGATGTGGTTGATTTTGTGCTGGCAACGGCAACCGGAGAGCTTGGAATTACCATTAACGGAGCAGAAGACTTTACATTTACAGCCAATAGTTTTAACGTACTTGCTGGCTCTTATATAACAATGGGAGATGATACTTGGATAGGTCTTGCTGTTGCTGGCGGTAGAATAGTTTTCGATTCAACACCAGCAACAGACGATATAAGTTTTTTGGATTGTTATGTTGGCATAGGTACAAATGCACCAACACGACATCTTCAGTTATACGATTCTGGCACTGGAACGGTTGTAGCTGAGTTTACAAATGCTACAACGGGGGCAACACAAAACGATGGCGCGATTGTTGGTATTGACAGTAATGAGGCGGCTTTGTTTTGGCAGTATGAAAACGACTACATGTATTTTGGCACGAACAATACCGAAAGATTTAGAATTCATGCTGATGGGGATGCCAGTTTTGTTGGAGATTTTATAATTGGGGCCGCTGCCGGAACCAATCCGGCCTCGATGCTCGAAATCTACGATGCTACAGCCCATCCGGTATTGACCATTACGGCGGCACATGCAACAGCGTATGACCCACAAATCCAATTCCGAACCGACGACCCGCCTGCAGTAAAATGGTCGCTGGGTGTTGATGGAACTGATGACAATTTTGTGATAGACTACGACACTGGCGTAGGTGCGGCTGCGCCTAGCTTGGAGATTAATACATCACAGAATTTTGGGATAAATAAGGCACCGGAGACAACTGGAAAATTTTCTGTAGGTGGAGCACTTCATTGCCACAAAGAATCGAATGCGTTTGACACTACTTCCAATTATACCGCTTTTGTGATAGGGGAATTGGATGGGGCAAGTGCCAACAATGGTGGTTTATATGCTATTGGAAGATATGATAGAACTACAGAGCCCTTTACTGCGCTTTGCGGCTGGGATAGCGGAACATGGCGTGTGTTATACTTTGGGGGTGGTGGCTGGCAAGTACCTGATGCAAATTTTACACGATTTTACAGTGCCGCTGTTTATAACGAAACCAACAATGCTGGCATTGAAAGAATGCGAGTTGAGGCTGATGGTCATGTTATTATCGGTGTTGGTAATGTTGCAATCAATAATGTGCAAGGTAAAAAACTTCAGGTAGTTGATGATGCAGATGCGGCTGGATTGAACGAAGTGCTATGGTTAAGCGGGGGAAGTAACGCGGCTAATTCTGGGCCATCTATTGTTTTCCATGACTATTATGGGAACAACAATTATCCCACCTGGCAGCTTGCAGAGATCGGGGCCGTGTATCAAGGGTCTGCGTGGCGGGGGGATTTGCTTTTTATCACTAACGATGGCACAAACGCTACGAGTGTAACAGAAAAATGGCGTATTACATACGATGGCCACCTACAGGCAAATTATGATGATGACTGGGTTTACGTTGGCGCTGGGCCAGACGCTGGAATGACATATTGCTCGGCTGGTGGTGGTCAGCAGAACATGGTATTTGACAGCCAGGTTGCGGGATCAGGAGACTTTTCCTTTATCAACGGAGATATGAAAATAGGAGGAGCCAATACCGATAACCCCGCTCATCGATTGCATGTTGTTGCCTCCGTGGCTTATGTTGCAACATTTGAAAGTACACTTGATGATGCAACTATTGGCCCAATAGTGAGATTGTATAGAGAGCGCACAGGGGCAGATAATGACGTGATAGGGTGCCTGGAATTTACCGGAAAGGATGATGGTGGCGGCACAGAGAATTATGGACGTTTTTTTGTAGAAATAGATGACGCTTCGGCAGGCACTGAGGACAGTAGCTTTCATTGGCAGACACGTGCAGGTGGGGCAGACAATGAGGCAATGTATTTGACCAGCACAGGTGCGCTGTACGTGGATGATGATGGGCCTGGTGTAAATGTTGCCGTTGTGGAAAGGTATGATGATCATAATGACCCCAAGGAATTGCAACGAATAGTGAGTGACTTAGACAGGCAGCGTGGTGTTGATTTAGGGATCTATGAAAAACGAAATGGGAGATATAAGAGAAACGTGAGAGCGTTTGAGAACCTTCTTGCTGGTGGCGTGTATCAACTTTACCAGAAAATCAATGAGATGCAGAACAGAATAGAGCAATTGGAGGCACAAATCGCATGAAAGCCCGACAACAGACCCCAGCGGAAACCAAAGAGTTTTATTTTGGTAGAATTTTAATTGATGGGCTCCAGGTGACTTTCCAAAAGGGGGAATTCGGCAACTACGTGCACGAACTGACCGAGGCACAGTATGGCAAACTCTGTACCCAGATTCGCGCCCTTGCAAATAGCGATCCTGATATCGTGGCAGACTCGCTTGAGATGCCAACATATCAGGACCTTTACGATAAATTACATCCGTCTGAATTACAGGAGTAGGATATTATGAATCAACCATCATGGGCTAAAAGATACAAGCAGCAGATGGGTTTGGGGTTAAGAATTAATGGTGGCATGCAGCCCATTGCATATACGGGAACAGGAGATGATAATAGGGTGCAACCAAATAAGCCCGTTATGATGGTGTCTACGCAAAAAGGTAAGCGCATGCTGCATGAAGGTGAGGGATTGATATCTAAGCCAAATGGCAGCTTTAAGGTTGTCCCCCAAAAGGAACTTATTGAGATAGAGAAAAAGAATAAAATGCCGGGATTTCAGTATGGGGGGACATTTAAATTCAGCTCTGGAGATACGGAAAAGCCGTTGCGGACAGAGCCAATTCAAAACAGCTTTAATTTTAGTCCGGACAAATTATCCAAAGAAACAGAGGCTAACAGACAGGCAAGTGCTGATATAAAAGCCAATACCGTAGCCCGCACACCTGCCGAGATAGCGGCCAAAGGAGCCATGATGGCGGATAGAGCACCTGCCTTTCAGCCCATAGCCCGCACAGATGCCGAGATAGCTGCCAAGGGGGCTATGATGGCGGATAGAGCACCTGCCTTTCAGCCCATAGCTCGCACAGATGCCGAGATAGCGGCCAAAGAAGCCATGATGGCGGACAAGCCATTAAGTGCCTTCCAGCCCATAGCCCGCACACCTGCCGAGATAGCGGCAAAAGAGGCTATGATGGCAGATAAAACCCCGATACAAACATCTACTACGACTACTGCCGACACCACGACTGGGGCTGAGGTTGATGTGGAAGATACTGATCGCATGGAGCGTATGACTGCGAAAATGGAGGAGTTTACAGACCCCGAAAGCCCTGTTTATAAGAAGATAGCCAATATTGCCTTTGGGCAATTAGATCCAAGACTACAGACAAACATGACATTGACGGCTATGCAGATTGCTCAAAACCCGAATTTAACTGAAGGTCAAAAGCGTGTGGCCATGGCTCAGGCTTTGAGAGATGCGGGCATAGCCCAAAGCGAATTGGCGGCGGATATGGCAGGAAAGGCCATGGACAGTATTAGGGCCGCAATAGGTGAAACCTTTGGTATGGCTCAGGATTTGGGCTCTTATAAATGGGACAAGGGTTTGGAAAAAGCCAGCATAATGTTGCAATCAGGTGACATTCAGGGATATGCAGACCAATTGAGTAAGAATTTTGGCATTAATGTGGACGTATCAAAACTCCAGGATGAGCAAAATAATCAAACCTACAACACTGGGCTTGCTAATTTAACTGCCAACATCGGTTCGAACATTGGGTTTGACGACCCGAGCACACAGAATATCCTAAAATCTATTGCAGAATCTCAGGGCATATCTGATGCAGATTATGACAGTTGGGCGCGTGAGTTTTATGATGATGTTGCCACTGCGTCGAGTAGGGAATGGCAACTTTATGGCACGATGAATGATGATCAGCTTTCGAATATTTTTAGGACTGCGGACACGCCCGAGGGCTGGACATTGGATAGTTTTGAATGGGGAGGCAAAACCGGAAGAGCGGCAGCTCTTGCTTTTCTAACAAAGTTGGATATGACTGGCGGCATTGGCGCTGATGGAGAGATTGACTATGACATGCTGGAAAAGCTTTGGGATAGCGGCACAACCGAAGCCGGAACGACTGCTGAAGGTGAGGATATAATTGCAACTGCTGCAAATGGCACACAGATAACGGTTAATACGTTTACAGATGATTACGTACCCAAGAAAATTGGCAACGAATACTGGATAAGAACCGCTGATGGCAAGGCCATGCTTGAATCCGAGTATTTGGATAGCCCCAATTACGAGTCTGATGCACGGTTTATTGGCAAAGAAAACGGTGAGCGCGTTTCCATAGGCGAGAGAGAATGGAAAAAGGATGAGCGCGGCATATGGTCTGAAGTTGAGCCATTGTCGTTTGATGCCGATATTGACGATGCCTTTGGCAAGGAGGCCAAAGATATTATAGCCGAGGGCGAGACACATCCTGATTATTGGGATGTGGTAAACGCTCAGGCTACCGAAGATGTTTGGAGCACTTCTGCTGACACCGTTCTTGCCCGGGGCCGTGATGCCGATCCCACTCTTTATGATAAAGTTTACGAAAAGCGCGTGAAGCAGCTTGAAGATGATCCCGAAAGCATACAGGCGGACAAGATCATGGAAGATGGACGTGATGCGAACCCGGATATGTTTGATGTTGTGGCCAAAGCAAGGGCTACGGAATATTCGGGTACTCAAGTTGGTATGAAACCACCTTCTATTGTAGGTGATGATGGGAAATGGCAAGCATTGAAGCCTGGGGATTATGTTACATTTAATGCTGATGTACAAAGAGAATGGGAAGGAGAAACAACTTCAGGTGCTCCTATTAAGGCTGGAACATATAAACTCGTAAGGGGTGACAGCCCCGAAGTACAGGCAGGGATTAGAGCTGCGATGGAAGCGAAAGGATATAGCAAAGAAGAAATTGAGAATGATCTTAAAGGTGCCAAGACTAGGTATTTTTATGAACCATTAGAAGGCGGCGATTATGTCTGGGCAGGATATCAAAGATAAAGGAGATTAATTATGGTTCCAGCAGTGGCAGCAGCTCTTATTTCTGGAGGAATCCAAGGTGGGACTTCTCTAATTTCTGGTCTTATGCAATACTTTGCGGCGAATAAACAACTTGAGGCACAACGCGAAACAAATCAACAGCTTCTTAGGCAGGCAGCGATAGAACGAGGTATACAACAGGAACAGTTTGGTGAGACCATGGGACTACAGCGAGAACAGTTGGCTTTATCTGAAGCTGCCCAGAAAGCCGACATAAAAATGGGCAAACGTCAGCAAGCATTTCTTGAGAAGAAGTATACTGATGAACAGAAAAGACAAGATGCGGCATTAAAATATGATAAGATGATGAATCTTGCCAATAACATCAAAACCTATTTTGGTGAGAATCCTGCTTTCAGGCTTCGTCTGCAAGAAGTTCAGGGATTAAGGAGGGCAGCGTAATGCCTATACCAGCTTTAAGAACACCGGATGTGGGAGCACCTATTCAGGCTATGGCCCAAACAGTTGAAAAGATTGGTGGGGTTGCAGCCCAGTCTTTTGAGAATTATTTCAATATCCAGAATACAGCGGAATCTAGGAAAAAGTTTGCTAGCAAACTCAGAAATGATGTTGCGCAAATGATGGGTAAAAGCCCTGAAGATATAAAATATTTCCAAAAATACAATTTTGATAATTTGTCTAAGGCTGATTTAGAAAATATGGCTGCCGCCGTGAATGAGTTTGGGAAGCGCTATCAATGGGAACGACAGCTTGACGAGACAGATCGGACTCAGGTACGCAAGACCGGGCCTGAGTATTTGAGTGATTATTATACATTTAATGTTGAGAAGGATACGCTTGACCCAAACCTTAAAAAGTATAGAACTGAGGGAGCTGTTCAGAGTGCGATTGATTTGTGGCAACAGGCCAAAAAGCCGCCCAAAAGTTTTGAGGAAGCGGCTCAGTTGTTGCCTCCGGACCTTGCAAATAATCAGGCCGTGCGACGTGCAATGCAGGATAGGTTTAGAAGCGAAAGCGAATTGGAACTTTCGAGGCAAAGGGCACGGCAGGAAAGCAGTGCCATGGACCCCAAGGAAATGGCCAAAACCCAACGCGCTGATTTTATCAAGCTTGGGGAAATGATAAAAAAGGCTGAAGCTGAAATACCAGATGATTATGTAAAGCGCACTGATCCTGATAAATACTATAAGGCATGGGATCGTGTGGGTAAGCTTAAAATGGCTTCGGATTTGGTTGCTGATAAGAAGAACCCTCTGGGTATTGTTCAGGCCATACAGAAGGCAGACAAGGAATATGTGGCACCTCCACGTGCTTCTCAACCTATTCAAACCCAAAAAGAGAAAACCGAAGACGGAACATTTAAAAATGCGGCCAAGGGTATTATACAGGGAATAGCTTCTGGATTTATAGGGCAAAGACCACAATCAAAAACCGAGACTCCGGCTTCTCCTGCTCCGGAATACACTATCTCGGGCCAGAAAATTCCAGCAGATACAACCGTAACACCACTTGATAAGCAGATTAATATTATCATCGACCAATGGAAAAAGGAAGGGAAGATACTTGGCTAATTATGATGAATTGTTTGCAGAAATATCTCAGCCCACCGCTACCGTTTTTGATGAGATTCGCAAAACCAAGGCCGGTGAGCCTTCTTCCTTAATACGCTCTCAGCCTATTGGTGGTGATTACTATCAGGCTTCACAGGAAGCTGTGACGGCTAAAACAATAACCGAGGCAGTGGCCCGGGAGAGATTGAAGGCCAAGGGCGTAGCGGAATTACCTGCTGAAACTGCTGATTATGATAACTTATTTGATGAGATAAGCCAGCCTGTACCTACCCCAGAGGAAGAAACCTCAAACATTTTAAGTGAGTTGAAGAAGGCCTTTAGTCGTGGCGAAAAGGACCGTATTGTAAATGAAATGTACGCCCAAGAAATGGAGGGGTCGAGGCCAAAGGGTGAAGCTCTTGCGTTTAAAAGGAAACTTGAAAAGCTTGAAAGGGAAGACCCTGTAGAAGCCAACAATTTTCTCACAAAAGGCTTGACTGGTTTTGCAAGAATGACTCCGATGTTGCTCAAGGGTATTTATGAGGGTCAGAAGTACGGAATGGGTGGTGCGGGTGCTGGGGCAACTGCCGCTTTAGTTGCCGGTCAAGCTGGGCCACAGATAGTCACCCCGGAGGAAGTTGTCACGGTTCCGGTTGCTGCTGCCACGGGCTATGCTCTTGGGCAAGGCTTTGGCCAAACAAATTATTGGAGAAGACAAGGTGCCGCAGAAGTTTTTTCGGAATTGACAGAAAAAGGTGTGGACGCAAAGACAGCTCGTTTGATAGGAGAAGCTGCTGGCGTACCATATGCACTTATAGAGCAAGCCCAATTTTTGCGTGCCGTTCCAGGTTTTAAGAATCTCAAGAATTTGTTTACAAAAAGTCTTATTAGAAATGCTTTACGTCTTGCAAAAGAACGCGGAATTGATGTTGCAGAACAGACATTACAAGAAGGGTTGCAAAAGGTAATCACGGAAACAGGTGTTGAGATTGCGGATTATATTGAGGGCACAAAAGGCACTAAAGACGTTAAAGACTCGGCAAAAAACGTGCTAAAACAGGGTGTACAGGAAATGAAGGATGTGTTGCCGACGATGACGGTAATGCTTGGCCCAAAAACTTTGACGCAAGCTGCTGCAACTCCATATATGACAAAACAGATACAAAAGGAAGAGCAGGGGAAAACTGAAGAAGGGGTTAAGCCCAAAATAACCCCGGAAGAGCCTGAAGCTTTTGGCAAAGCCGCTCTCGAAGATGTTTTGAAGGAACCCACGGCAGGGGAATTGGAGAAGGTTGAGGATGTCTATAAAGGTGAAGAGGGGCCTGTTATTGATGAAGGGGTTGAGAAGGTAGAAGAAAAGGTTGAGCCTTCCGTGCCTCCTGAAATTGTTGATCCCGTGAAGGCTATTGATGCTGAAATGCAAGTAGCTGAGACAGACCGTGAAAGAAGATTATTGCAGGAAAAGAAGGAAAACGTTGTTGATGATTTATTTAATGAACCAGGGGCTATGGCATATAGCAACAAGGAAGGCCAAAAGAGCCTAAAGAAATTGGATGAGGCCAATATCCCGTATACTTATGGCCGCATTGATATTGAGGGAATGAATACTGCAAATACCCACTATGGGAGTCATGGTGAGGCTGATGTGGCTATGAGAAAAATAATAGGGCAGAATGTCATAAAAGATATAGTGGATGCCGGAGGTATTGTATTTAAGGGTGGTAAGGCTGATGAAGTTAAGTTTGCTATCCCAAACATGAGCGTTGAAGATGTGAATGCATTAATGGAGCGTGCACAGGACAAGGGCGTAGAAGCCAGGGACAGGGAAGGAATAGGTGGATTAACGCATCAAAAATACAATATCAAGAATTATGGTGCTTTGGATATTACATACGCAGTTGTAGAGGGGCAGCCCGGTAAATACGGGGAAATGGATCGTGAGGCTGACAAGTGGGAAGGTTTCATGAAGGCCCGAAAACTTGACATTGCCGGAAAAAAATATAGATTAAGAGGTAGGGAGCTAAATAATGTCGTTCGAAGCATCATTAGAAAGGCTAGGGCTGTCGGTAAATTCGACCCCGAGGCAATTAATAGAGCACTTGGCGAAGGACAGTTCGGACCCGAGGCTACAGAAGGCCGCCCAGGAACACCTCAAAGAGTATCCGGAAAAAAGCCCACCCGCAAAGGCTTAAGTCTCACACAGAGAGAAACGGCCTCAGTTTCAAAGCAAATGTTCCAAGAAGGAAGATTTGCCGATGAAGCAAATACTGAGCGCGTAAAAGCCGAGGAACTTTTTACCAAATTCCGCAATCGCAAATTCACTGTAGGGGGTGTTGAGCATACCATATATCGATCTGGGACGAAAATTGAAGTACGGCCAGACAATGCCCCTTCTTACAAGATTGAGCTTGATGATGAGGTTTGGACAGATCCCGTAGAACGGATTGAAAAACCACAAAAAGAGACTGAGATTGAAAAGAAGCCTAAAAAGCCCATTTCAGAAGATGAAGTTCCTTTTGCCAAAGAGCCGCCCAAACCCTCTGAAAAGGCCGTAGAGGCCCCTACAAAGGCCAAACCCCCTAAAGTTGAACCCAAGCCCCCAGCTCCTGCTGCAAAGCCTTCTGAAGCGCTTAAACAGACCCCTATCACAAAAGAAGCTGTAAAAGAGGAGTTTAGCCGTCAAATAAAGGCTGTTCATAAGAAAGCCAGGGGCAAAATTCGGGATGTGCGGGTATCTGAATACCACGTCATTCGCAACAAGCAGGGCAAGCCCATGAGGACTGGCAATCTTGAGCAAGAGGGTGCCTTGGCTCATATTGACGAAAGCCCTACTGGGGATGTTACAATTACCATAAGCCCGCGCGTGTCTCAGGAAGATTTGGCTTGGGCAATATCGCACGAAATAGGCCATTTTGGATTAGCCCGCGTTATTCGATCCCGGCCAAAGCTTGGGAAACAGCTTGACACCCTGTATAAAATTGATAAAGACACTGATTTTGTTAAGAAATTACGGGAAACATACAGGAATGTTTCCGAAGATGCCTTTTTGGAGGAGTGGGCTTTGGCACGCCTTGGACAAATGGGCAACCTCGACCAGCTCAGTAAACGCGAACAGGGTATTGTAAAGAACCTTGTGCGGATAGTTAAAGAATTCTATGCCGAGATTCAGGCAAAATTGAAAGGGGAAGCCAGATCCCCCAACATGGATAAGGTTTTGCGTGGCCTTGTTAGGGAGATGGGCAAGGAAAGGATAGCCAAGGTGTCGAAGGGGGCTAAGGAAGTCCAGAGGTTCGCCAAGAAGCCTCCCAAGGGCTATACATCTTTGGAGGTGGAGCATGCAAAGGATCAGCCCAAGACCGCGCCTATTCCAAAGCTTACACCACAACAGAAGGCGGAGAAGCGCATATTTGATGAACAGGGTAAGGTTACGGAAAAGACATTTGACCGCATGGTGCGCATGATTCAGGACAGGTTTTACCGTCTCAAGGTTCTGCAAACGGCAAAAACAGGTGATAAACTAAGCGAGAAAGAGAACGCCTATTTACAGCAGGAGATAATGCACAGCAAGGCAGAGGCCGCTTTAGATGCTTTGATGAGTGACCACATTAAGCCATTGGAAAAAAAGCTCCAGGCTTCGGGTTTGACTCTTGATGAATTTGAGTCATACTTATACGCCAAACACGCGCGTGAACGCAATGAAACTATTAGGGAGCGTGATCCCAAAAATGATGCGGGTTCGGGCATGACGGACGCTGATGCTGATGCCATTCTTAAGGAATTCGACAATTTAAAACTCACAAAAACCCTTGAAAACTTGGCACAGCATGTATATGACATGAACGACCGCGCACTCTCTAAGAAGCTGGAAGCCGGATTGTTAAGTAAAGACCAGGTTAAGGGGTTCAAGAAGTGGAAATATTATGTGCCTTTGCGTGGGATAGGCGAACCCGAGACGGATAAAGTTGCCGCTAGACAGAAGGGTCGTGGATTTGATATAAGAGGCAAGCAAATAACCGCTGCTTTGGGTCGCAGAACCAAGGCACATAATTTGCTTGCCAACACTCTTGCTCAGGCAAATCTTGCGATTGTGGACTCTAATCGCAATAAAGTTGCTCAGGCTTTTCTTAATTTCGTGAAGAATAATCCTGATGAAAACCTTTGGACCGTAGACAAGCCCATTACCAAGCGACGTTTGAATAAATCTACAGGTGAAGTTGAAACCTATGAAACTGCCGCGCCTTTTACTTTAGAGGACATTCAAAAACACGGTCATCCCATGCGCGTTAAAGTGAATGGTGAAGAGAGTGTAATACTAATCAAGGACCCGGCGCTTGCAAAGGCCATGCTTAATTTAGACGCTGATAAAAGCGGTAAATTGCTTCATACTCTGGCCACGGCAAATCGATGGCTGGCAATGGTTAATACTTCATTGGTGCCGGAATTCATGCTGGCAAATTTCACACGTGATTTACAAACTGCGATGGTGAATATGGGTGGTGAATATTCGGCAAGCACTGCTAAAGATATAGGGAAGAAGATTTTCCCGGCAATGCGGGGTACGTGGCAGGCAATGCACGGCAAAACCGATACCGAATATGCGAAGTGGTATAATGAATTTGTGAATGCTGGTGGTAAGGTCGGTTTTTTTGCAATGAAGAACGTTGAAACGATCCAGAAAGATTTAATGAGGGAAGTCAGCGTTTTAAAGGGTGGCAAGAAGGCTGTTGCTATCAAAACCTATAGGGCGGTTATGGGCACCGTGAATGATTTAAATGCAGCGGTTGAAAACGCAACGCGCTTAGCAACCTATATAACCATGCGAGAACAGGGTTTGAGCAAGTCCAAAGCCGCGAGCGTAGCTAAAAATGTTACGGTAAATTTTAATCGTAAGGGGGAGATGGGGGGATTGGTAAATGGATTGTATTTATTTGCCAATGCCAGCATACAGGGTACTGCAAGAATATTTAAGGCTTTGGGTAATCCGCGCGTTCAAAAAATTGTTGGCGGGATTGCATTAGGTTCTTTTTCTTTGGCTCAATACAACCGCTGGGCTGGCGGCAAGGATGACGATGACGAAGATTATTATGATAAAATTCCTAACTGGATAAAGCAAAACAATATCGTGATTATGTGGCCCGGAAGCAAAGGCGCTTATGTAAGGGTTCCGGTGCCTTATGGTTACAATATATTCTATGCCGCTGGACAAGCCGCTGATGTGGCTATTAAACAGAAAAAGCCGCTTGAAGGCGCGATGATGGTGGCAGGTGCCTTTGGAGACGCTTTCAACCCCTTGGGTGTGGCCCCTACAGCAATACAAACGTTTACACCATCGCAAGCCAGGTGGTTGGTGGATTTGTCAATCAATAAAAATTTCTTTGGCGCTCCCATCAAAAAAGAGCAGAAGTATGGTCCTGAAATGGCTCAGAGTTTTTTGGCGTTCAAGCGCACAAGCGAATTAAGCAAAAAAATAGCACAGAGCATAACGACTATGCTTGGCGGTGGCAAATATGAGCCTGCGTTGGCTGGCACGCCTTTTGAAGATATTGCAAATTTAAGCCCCGATCAAATGGATTACGTGTTTAAATATGCTACTGGCGGCATGGGCCGCACATTTGGGCAGTTGATAGACATTGGTGCCAAACTCGGTACGGGTAAGGCTTCACGTATTCAATCAAACAAGATTCCGTTTGTGCGTAGGTTCTATGGAAAAGTTGATACGTACCAAGACACTCAGGAGATGTGGAAGAGGTTGGACAAGATTGAAATGAAGCGTGCGCAGTATGAGCATTTAAAACAGACCGATATACCACGTGCATATGAATATTATAGTAAAAACAAGCCGATATTGCTATTTACCGAAAAAGTGAACAACCCCAAAACAGGTAGAAAAATTCTACGCATTAATCAGAAATTGAAAAGGTTTTATGATTTACGCGAACAAAGGGAGAAATTTGATAGTTTAGGCGATGCTAAAACAGTTGATTATCTTGATAAGGAAATAAATGGATTTGTTAAGAGGTTTAATGCAGAATATGATTACATGGTAAAAGGTGGTGGCTCATGAACGGTAATGAAATAAATATCCTCAAGGAGATACATGCTGACGTGAAGGAGCTGTTAAGGTTTCAGGCTACTACTGAACAGAGGTTAAAGACGGGCAGTGAAAAATTTGGAGATCATGAAAGCAGGGTTCGTAAGCTCGAAAGCCGCGAGTGTCCTATATATAAAGGGCCTCGTGGGTGGATTGTCTATGGCATGATAACCATAGGCTTTGTAATATTAGGTCTTTTAAAATATGCGAGTACATAATGGATAAACGAAAAAATACAAACAGAATCATTTTTCATCACAGCAAGTCCCCTGATGTTCCGATAGAGACTATAAAGAAATGGCATACCGATAAGCCTCCAAAAGGAAAGGGCTGGGAAGATATTGGCTATCATTTTGTAATCAGGGCCGATGGTGTTATAGAGACCGGCAGGCCGCTGGAAATGATTGGGGCTCATGCAAAAGGCAGAAACAAGGACAGTATAGGCGTGTGTTTGACTGGAGATTTTAACAAAGAGTCCCCAACTGGTTTTCAACTCGAATCCTCCAAGGCATTGTATTATTCTGAATGCAAGAAGTATGGGAAGAATTTAGCGGTTGAATTTCACACCCCACTAAGCCAGGAGTTTCCGTGTCCAGGCGAGAAACTGGAGAGGATAGCTTTTATTACTTCATTAAGGAAAACCCTGGTTCCCAAGGAGGAGAGTAAGCCGATGCCCAAGAAGTCTTTGATATGGGAAGTCGTAGAGCGCGTTGTGCTGCGAGTTGTAGAATGGCTGGTGGCTCGGTTGCCTAAGCGGAAATAGGGGGCAGCGTAACCACCCTTTTGGTCTATGGTGCCACGATCACCTTTTTGGCGTTCTTGGGTTTGGTTGCAAACTTGGTGAATTTGCTTACCCCTCGCCATACATACCACGCCCGGAATCTGCTCATGCCATCTTCGCGGCAGACATCCCGTAGACGCTGGTTGATTGTCTTGAACCAATCCTCGCTGAGCTTCTTCATCCGAAGAAGTTGGTAAAATGCGTCGTGTTCCAGGCTCCCGCGCATGAAGCTTTTGGTATCGATCGTCGGGCCAGATGGACCATCCCATGCGTATCCTTTTTTGATCCTAAGCGTCCCGTCTGGAAGCAACGTGATGTACTCTGTGGTGATGGTTTCATTTTTTGGCACAACATTGGTCTTTGCCTCATAATCCTGTGCCAGTTGATATTTGTATCCCTTTTTGTAGAAAATCTGAGCGTCCATCAAATCCACCTCCAATATCCTTCCTCCTTTATTTCGGGCAAATCACCTTTATATCTTTTCGTCCATCTTCAGTGACAACCGTATCTGCAACATAGCATGAATCATGGAATTCTGCATTCTCAAAAAACTCATCAGGTGGCATGTTTTTGGCTATATCCGCTGGAATGAAATAGACGTGGGAACAATTGAGAAAGAATAGGGCCACAAAAATTTTCCAATTCATGATCTTATTCTCCGAAAATTCCACAACCACAATAAAAATAGTAGAGCAAAGGTGCAAATTGCAAACATGCACAAAGCAACCAGGACAAGTGAAGGATATGCTGTTATTCGGTAGCAAAGCCATAAATATACGGCAAACATCAGATCGAGAAAGCTGTTGATGGCTGTGATCATGATAAATTCGGCGAGGAAACCCGTGGCTTCAGCCATGGGAGGAATCGCCATTCCTTTCGCAAAAAGTTCTTGACAACCACCAAATTGTTAGTTGTGCTTCGCATAATTAGCCCTTGGAATCCCACTGCTTTAGCGGTGGGAGGATGTCAATTCGTGCTATGGTATATTTTCAACTACACTCCACACACAGCTAGGCTTCCCGCCTGCCTTGCATACCCTGAGAACAGGCTTACCCTTGGGGTCTTCTGCACTGGGCGGTTCTCTCAGCCTTTTAACCAATTCCAATTTTTCTAGTTCCGGCAACCTTCTGGAAACCATATATCTGTCAACATCGAAATGCCAAGCAAGTTCTTTAGCGGTTGCCCAAGGGTGCTTTCTCACCATCTCATAGACCTCTTCTCGCTGTCTTTTGATAGAGGACTTGGCTTCCTGCTCTGCGATATGGCTTGAGTCTGGGTCCTGCTTCCTGCTGGCGGCAATATCCACATCGAACAGTGAGGTTTGGATAAAAGTCATATTATTGTTCTTTCTGCCAATCCACAATATTCTGATAATACTTTTTTGGCTTCATCAAAACTATAACAAACCCTACATGCCCAACCCACTTTTTGTAGATTATCCAACCATTCTTTTTGGCTTTGCTGCAATCTGCCTTTTTCGGATTTTAATTCAAGTGCAAGGCCCAGATAAGCTCCTTTGGGATAGGGTAATAGTAGATCTGGCACACCCGGTTTTACTCCCATTCTCTTAAGTTTCTGAGCCACTGCGGAAAAGCGTATTCCCAGCCTATTGACCTGGGGCTTTCGTTCTTCACCATTTGGTGAATGAAAAAGCATTTTAAGACATGGATAGTTTTGCTCATTATGAAAAGCCCATTGAATAAGCTGCATTTGAATTGCTGCTTCTGGTACAAAACTACTGAAAGGTGAATGATATCTACGTGCCATTTGTTTTATGTTCCGATTTAACCTTATCCCAGACCCTTTTAGCTTCTTTAACGAAATCTTCAAACTTTACTCCCTGTTGGATGAGGTATTTGAATAGCGTTTCGAGTATCTTGGTCGTGTGGTACGTGTTCACCTATTCTCTCCAATTTATTGACTTGATAGATGCAACACGCAACCATTTTAGTATCATCTCCTCAAGGATTTTCTGCGCCTTCTTTGCGTCCGGGTGCGCTGGCAGTGGTGATTTCACGTAGGCTTCCTGCGCAAGATGAAATAGTCGGTCAGCCTCTTTCTTCACCTGTCCCAACGTCCACTTGCCCGCCTTAATCTCCCTTAGCTCATCAGCATCTTTACGGTAAACCTGGAGTTCGCCGTCACCCAGATATTCGATGCCCATACGCAGTAACCTGACAAGGTGTGAGGCGTTTTTTACATCATAACCGTAACGCTCGACCAGTTCTTTGCGTTTTGCGCCCATGTACCCGTTAAAGGAATAATGGGCCATGCGATGCAGTTGCCCGTGTGCGTAACCGATGAATGAATGGTAGGCTTGCTTTGAAACAAACATGTCGCGGTTTGCGAGCAGAATTTTTCCAGGCTCAGACACATGGATGTAATGATTTGGGTTGAGCCACAAGAGCCCCAGCACGTTAGGGTTTTGCTTAAGGAGTAACCGCACGTATTTCCGAAGCTCGTAGGTCACAATATCCCATTCGTCCTGCTTATAAACCTTTTGTTCAAAGCGCTGGAGCCCCACATAACAGGATTGCGGCCCGAATGCCACCCCCATCATGTCAATGTCATCAATGGAATCTGGGTTATTCTTCGGCGTGTGTGTGCCATGCGAGGTCGACCCCATATACCCTAAGAGGAACGTTCCTTCTGGCACCATTTCTTTTGCCACATAGTCTGCGAATTTCACCTAAACACCTCCTCTACTTTTTTACCCGTGTGCATCTTCCCTACCGGCGGCGTGCACCCCACACGGAACAGGCAGAAGAGAAAGCAGCAGAAGAAGAATATCAGGCCGAGGGTGTTGAGGGTACGGTTCATGAGCCTCCTTGTTGGTTATAGGTATTGGCCTGAGTCGGGGGCCCCTTTTTCTTTCTCGGCAATAGCACAGCGGATTTCTTCAAGCTTCTCTATGAGTTTTTGGAATTGTTCTTCTGTCATATTTTTTTCTCCTTATTGAGCTTTTCCTTTTTCATTCTCGACATCCCCATACCACGACATACATCCTTTTTTTTCAATTTCATCCAATACTTTTGAAAACTTATCATATCCATCATCTTCCTTCGCGCATTCCTTATTTATCTTTCGGCGCATCTTTTACCCAATAAACACAGGATGTACCGCGAAGGGTTGATTGCGTGTATCCATTTTTAACCATTAACTCGTTTGTTTTTCTGCAATATGATAATGCGTGAAAAACAATA